AACTCTTTGAGGAACTCATGGTCCAGTATGAACTCGAACAGGAACGCCAGGCAGAACTCCGCCGAGCAGAAGAAGAAGGACAACTTGAAGAAGAAGAGGAGGTCTACTAATGTCTAACGAATCCACCACCGATGTCGTCTACGAAAGCGCCTACATCCGTGCCAAGAAACAGGGATACAACGACGCTGAGGCAAAGCGCTACGCTCAAGAACAGGTGAAACTCTACTGGACCGGAGAGGGATACGACGATGGCAGCGACGACGAAGACGACCCGAGTGCTGCGTAACGAGGGCCAAGGGAGTCTCATCAGGGGCTCCCTCACCTGGGGTATACCATTCTACTCGGCTCGTGGCCAACGTGTCCAAGGGCCAGTAGAAGTAACAGGAATGGTGGTTTCATCCGTCCAGTTCTGCGGAAGGGCATACATCCAAGAGCTCTACCATGAGTTTCCCCACTTCAGACCAGAACACCCCATCCTGTATGGCAACAGGGACTGGGACGACAACACCCGTCTCATGGGCATCAAAGAAGAATGGGGATACGCCCGAATCCTCGTCCACAAGGACCACCAACTCCTCCACGACTGGAACGAACTCGATGGGACCCTACCCCTACTCTACAAGGGTCGCGACCTCGAGAGGTTAGTAGTAGCAACCCCCAGTCTTTGACACCGATGTCCCGGACTCCGGGCGGCGGGCACAAAAAAGGGGAGCCGGAGCTCCCCTGGGGTTTATGGATGGGATGCGCTATTAGAGCTTATAGATGCCTTCCTGGATTTCTTCGAGGTCGAATTCATTAGGGTATTGGCCGCTGTGTGCATATTCCATTTCCGAAAGGAATTTGATGAGGCCCTTTTTGGTGGGGGAGAGGATGGTGGTGCACTCACCTTGGGTGTGACGGGCCACCCCGGATTTGAAAAGGAGTGATGAGTGGGCCTTGGCATCGAATTCGAAAAGGTCATAGGCAAAGTTAAATTTAGCCATTGTGTGCACCCCTTTTTATTGGTGGGCCGGATTGCCCTTCCAACACTATTAATATAATGTGTTTTGTGTAAGGTGAAAAGGATTTTTTCGCACTTTTTTAAAACTTTTTTGGCCCTTAGGCCGGGGCGACCATCGCGTCGTAGAGCAGGTCGAGGTCGGTGATGGTGCCGGTCTCGCCCGTGCACGGACCCGCGACGACGAGGGTGTCGGCTTCGTTGGCGGCCAGGTCGATGCGCGTGAGCACGAAACGTTGGTCGTTGGCGGGGTAGGGGCCTTGGCCGTCGTCGTAGCACCAGCAGTAGACGACACCAGTCTTGAGGTCGGTCGGCAGCATATTCACACTCTCGTTTTATCGGCGGGCGGAATTGCCCTTCCGATGTTAGTAATATAACCGATTGGTGTGTTCGTGAACATATCGAAAGTGCGAATAGTTCAAACTTTTTTTCGCAAAAAAAGTGCGCGGGTGATATGTCCAAGTCCAGTCAGTCGGTTATATTCAGAACATCAACAGCGGAGGTCAACGATGGCAACGAAGCGATACACGGTTGAATGGAACGACGAGTCCTACCCCCAGATTGTTGAGCACGTGCACGACCCGTACTTGGTTGTCGAAGACGGGGGCATGACCCTCCTCGAGGCGAAGGACCAGCTCTATCGTTGGGCTGCCGACCAGGCCGAGCACTTCCGGATGGTGGCCCGGGCGGCCCTGGCGGCTCGGAAGGAGGACGTCGAGGCTGGTTCCATCTACACCGACCGTGCCAGCCTGACGGCGAAGCGTCAACGAGCCCGGGCCAAGAAGGTGGCTGAAGTCCCCGCTGCCCGCACCCCTGAGGAATTGGACGACGCTTTCGAAACGCTCGCGAGCTGAAAAAAAGTGAGCGGGTGACCTGTCCACTGGACGAGGACGGGTTATATTGATAGTATCAAATGGAGAGAAGATGCAACGCTTGAAAGAGTTCCTATCCCAGTCCACTGCCGCTCTGGTCTTCCTTTCGATAATCATCTTCGTCACTGTATGCTCCGTCTTCGGCTCGTCCTGGTTCACCTCGAAGACGAAGGGTATCTCGGAAGCGTCGGCAGAGGTGGCGTGGCTGGGTGGACGGTTGGTCGAGCTCCACCCCCAGGGTCGCCACGACGTGGTGTGCTTCGCTCTCAAGGGGTACCGTGAGACCTCGCTCTCGTGTGTAAAGGAGACCCCCATCGAAGTGGAATTGCGCAAGCAACATTGAAAAAAGTGTGCTGACGACCTGTTCACATACACTCAGTCGGTTATATTCTAAGCAGGAGGCAGGGACAATGAACGACATCAAGCCAGAACTCGACATCGTATTCGAATCGGTCCTCTACCGTGCACTCTCCCTCGGGTATCCCCGCCAACGGGCCGAGGACCTGGCACGCAACGCCGTGGCCGACTACTTCAACACCACTAAGTAGGGTAACCATGAACGCCGTCACACTGTCGAATGAGTTGGTCAAGATCATCCTCACTGGAGACATGCACTATGCTGGGGCCTATTACTCGCGGTGGTGTGACGGTGTACAGTGGAGTCCCTTCCAGGCAGCGGAGATCCGTCGAGCCTGTGAGAAGTGGGGGGTTGACCCCGGACGCTTCGGGGCAACGGCCAAGCAATCAGAAGAACCCACAGAACGAATCACCTACGAATGGGCGGACTCAGAATGAACCTTGTACGTTTCATCGAATTCTTTGAGAAGTGGGGGCTGGTCATCATCGTGGCGCCACCCCTCTTGTTTGGTTGGTACATGTGCGGACTTTATTGCGCTGAGGTCCTGTTCAACTGACACAGACAGGTTATATTGTTGGAGTGGAGGCAAGGTGAACATCGTTCATACGATCTCAGAGCTCACGACCATCAATAGCGCGATTGTTGTGGGTGTCATTGGTGTTGTGGCTGCCTGGTTCCGTCCCGTTGGGTGGCACGAACAGGTTGCGAACTGGAAGGGTATCCATAAGTTGGTGCCCAACCCTCCCCCAGACCCAGTAGACCTATTAGCCTGGGAGGACCCAGATGGCTTCCTCCCCTTTCCAATGGAGTAATGAATGATTATCTTTTGTGGCCTGACCCTGTTCTACATGGGCTCCTGCCTCTACTTCCACTACCGTGGGTTCAAGGCAGGATTTGAGAGCGGACGCGCAGTTACGCCTGTTCAAACGGGTGAGGACAAGGTATAATAACAACATGACTGCTTCGGCGAACAATCCACAGAAGGGAGACCTGGTCCGGTGGGCGCGCCCATCCGACATCGGCGTCCAACAGAGACCACCTTTCGCGGTCGATGAAACTCCCTGGATTGTTCTCGACTTCTTCCCCTGGGGTTGTCATGGCAAACACGCCTGGGCAATCCAGAACACAGTCACAGGTGATCGGCGAGTTGTCTTCAAGAACGACATAACTTTGGTGAAAGAATGAGTGACAAGAATCGTGTGTTCGGGCAGGCAGTGTGCCCGTGGTGTAAAGTTGGAACTATGAATCCCATGGTTGACGAGCGTGGCGAGTTGTTCACGACTCAGGTGCAACTCATCCCCCAGGACATGAACATGCATGTGAACTTCCTGGCGGGTTACAGGTCGTGCCAGGCGTGTGGATATACAGCGACTTTCAACTTGACGTTGCTCGAAACTTCTCGAAACATAAACATAGTGGAGAATGAATGAATCAAGAACTCGCTAACTTGCTGGCACGGTGCATCCTCGTATTCACGGCCGGCTACGAACTTATCCAACTCGGCCGATCGCCTTTCGAGATGGTCGCGGTAAGCGTCGCGATAGTGCTCTTGTGAGCGCAGCTCTACGTTTCGTGTCGCTCCTGGCCACTGGGTACTTCATCGGTTTCTGGGTCATCAGGGCGGGTGGTACTGCCATCGAGGCGATGGTCATCTCACTCATTGTGACGAGTCTCCTCGGGTTCGTTGGTCAGATGCTGGAAGGGAGGGACGAAGATAATCTCTAAAAAGTGTGCGGGTGAGGTGTTCACTGGATGGGAACGGGTTATATTCTAATCATGGAAGGGCAATCCCGCCCGCAACGTGGAGAGAGAACATGGCTTCCTTCGAATACACCCGCGGCTCCCACACCTGCGACACCTGCAAGAACCCGAGCACTGGGGGGTTCTTCGAGCTCTTCAACGAGACGCCAGTCCTCTTCGATTGCAGCATGTGCGCGGAAAGGAACATCCCACCGATCCAGCGCAGCATGGCGCTGGACGCCTACATCGCCGGGGTGTACGGTCGGGTGGAGGCCAAGTGATTACCACCGCACCGACCCGCCTCAACCTGGCGAACGACCTCAGCAAACGAACCCTTGTCCCGCCAGACACCCATCTCCTCGTCCTCGCCCGAATCTACGGGGGTAAGGTCCTGAAGGTGCAGCACGAAGGGTCCGTATACTACACTGCAAATCCCGAGTGGACACCTTCAGAAGTCACAGAGAGTGTCCAGCAACCCGTTCCAGAACCGGTCAAGAAGACCCTGCCATGGGACCGGCCACAGAAACGAGGGCGAGGCAGACCAAGAAAACAACCGAAGGAGGAGTGAGTGTGGAAGATTTGAGCGAGTTCATTATGTATCCAGGGGACCCGATGCCAGTTGTTGGGAAGTGGTATTGGGTAGCATTCGTCCTGGGGGATGTGGGTCAAAAGGGGATGTACACTGGGACAGATAGGACGCTACCGCCCTTCGTCGATGCGAACTTCAGGGCTGTGGGACTGGCCGAGTGTTGGTGGCGAGAACTTCGTCCAGGAGAATGAACCGGGACTTGATATATAGAAACAACGGGTGCCATCCCCACCCGAGAAGGAAACAACCAATGCGTATCACAGAATCAAAGCTACGTCAAATCATCCGCGAAGAAGCCCGTCGCCTCGTCGAGATGGCACCAGGCGTTGCAGCACCAAGAGAACCAGAACTGTCATCAGAAGAACTAAGCATGATGCTTGATGCCATGGAACAAGGCGTCGACGACCGTCTTGAAGAGTTAGGCTACGACTGTTCAGCAGCATCTCCAGAAGAGAGGAAGGCAGCGTTCGACGGCCACGGCCTCGAGATGGGACCCGAAGAAGTACATGATACGACGTCGATCGCCGAGACCTACGAAGAATACGTCGGAATGACAGTCGATGGTATCGAATCACTAACTGACGGTTCAATGCCTCCCCGCATCGTTGGTTTCGAATACACAGACCAGGTATGTGTTGTCCTCGATACTGACCACGGCACGATGACTCTCTGTCTCGACGACCTCAGAATGTACTGAAAAAGTTCGTCCACGTCCTGTCCACTCTCCTCTAACAGGTTATATTAACTCCATCAAGCGGAGAGTGAACATGCCGTACGACCCCAAGATCGAGATGCACCGTCAAGTCCTCGCTGTCGAACTCCTCACCCGACTCGACAGCGCGGGCTTCATCCGCGAAGCTGCACAACCCGGGACCAAGGAGCTGGTCTTCTCCCGCCCTCACAAGAAACAGGGTATCCGGGTTGTGGTCTACACCACCATCGTAGAAGAACGTGGAGTCCCCCAGGTCCGAGAACACGGCACTGACGCCATCCGAGCCTGTGCTCTCTACACCACCCGAGACGGTGGCACCCGACCCGTAGCGAAGGCAGACCACCGAGTCTTCCGAACCGGTGAGATCGACGCAATTGCAGACCGGACCATCCAGCGACTTCGGGACGTCTGGGCGGCAGTGGGAACCGGTGGTTGCTGCAAGGGGTGTGGTGCCCCGCTCTTCACGTCCAAGAAGGGCAACGACGTCTGCGCAGAACTCTGCTTCATGAAGTAACAAACACAAACATGTCTAAACAACTCTACATGCTCCTGGCGTCTATCGGTCTCTTCGGGGTCTCGTCTTTCTTCAGGAAACTGGCGGTCGACCGTATCCACCCTTACCAGCTCCAGGTAGTCGCGGGTGCTGTGTATGCGTTGTGCATCCCTGTGTGGTTGTACATCATCAGCAAAACAGGAGTCGCTGGGTGGGATACACGGGGCATCATTTGGGGTGCTCTCTGCGTCTTCCTTGGTATCGTCGCGACTGTCCTGTTAGGTGTCCTCCTCAAAGCCTCAGACGACCCGGGCGTCATCGTCACACTCGTCTCGATGAGTCCAGCCATCACTATGGTCCTCACCGTCCTGTTCCTGGGAGAAGAACTCACCCTCAACAAACTCGTCGCTTCTGGTCTTATGTTCGCAGGTCTGTTCCTGTTCAACTCGAAGTAGAAAAGTGCGCGGGCAACCTGTCCGCCTCCCACTAGCAGGTTATATTGGTTGTATAACAATCGTATGGAATGGAGAACAAGATGACTGAGTTCCGATACACCGAACGCGGCTCCTTCCGGGACATCTTCGACCTCAGTGGGGACGAGACCCGACTCCGTCGTAAGGACCGGGAACCCACAGAAGTGGACCTCCGTCGCCTGGAAGGGGTCTTCCAGGTGCCCCAACCCCAGGTCCGCCTATGACCATAAGGGCTGGTGACCGTGTGGGCATCCGGGGCAAGAGGAGCGACATGGATGCTCTTGTGCTAAAGGTGGAGAGGAGACGGGGGACGGACGAAAAACGTTATATCCTCTTCCACAGGTCGGGTCTCGTGTTCTCAACCCCCACAAGGAACGTGTACCTCCGCAGGAGTTGCGGCGAATGCTGAGTGTCGTTGTCCCAGTCATCATCATCGTAACCATCCTCTGGTTGGTCTTCGAATCCTTCTAAAAAAGCGCCGGGCGACCTGTCCATCAGGAGTAGACAGGTTATATTCTAATAGGGAACAAGATGCTAACAGAACAACAATCTATCGAGCTGTTTAACAAACTCAATAAAGATGGATGGGCTCCCGAGGCGAGTCTTGATGGACTCCCATACGCCACGATCAAAACCGAAACTGACCTGCTCAGTCTACCGAAAAAGAACTGCGCGTACTGGATCGCCACGACAGAACCCGTTGAACACTCGATGCATAAGCACCCGTTCCCGCAAAAGATGAATGATGGCTTCGAAATCATCTATAACGGCGTCGCTGGTGATTTGCGCGGGCGCATGAAAAACCACCTGTTCAGAGACACATGCGCCGGTCTCTCAGGGATCTCTGTCGACATATTCACCCAACCCCAAAGCCCGGGCTCACACGTCAAGAAAGCATTCTCAACGAAGCCAAAAGACAAGGTCATCTACGTCCAGGGATCTCGAGTCTCAAACAAAGAAGACCTGCTCAAAATGAACTTGACTCAACAAGAAGTATCCTGGATCAACACATCGACTGGTAACATCTTCCTCTGGAACGGTATCAACGTAACGTGGCCGAAACATGTAAACCACGAATGGAGAGTATACTATTACCAGTGTGATCAATCGATGTCGTCTTTTGTCGAAATCAAATGGCGTGAGCGCCACGGTCACCCAAGACTCATCTCTTACCTCTCAGGAAGATAATGCTACATCACGCCGACTGTTTCGAAGTCTTAGCACAACTACCGGACTCCAGTATCGACCTGGTCCTAACTGACCCTCCATACGGCATCGACTATCAGCTCAACATCACCGCCAAGCAAGAAAGAATCCTCCCCAGGATCAAGAACGACAAAGACTCCTCCCAACTCGATTGGGACCTCTTCTTCTCAGAAGTTCATCGCGTCCTTAAACCGAAAAAATCCCTCTACATGTTCGGACGCCTCGACTTCTTCCTCCGCATCTCACAACACATCCACGGGGGTCCTCTCAAGTACAACCACGACTTCGTGTGGTCAAAGGGAGACATGGCATCAGGCAATCTAAACGTCTTCGGAACAACGCACGAACTTGTAATCGGCCTGAGCAAAGGAACGGCAGAAAAGTCTCGACTCGTCACAATCGACGGCGAACCGAAAAAGAGATCCAAAGCCTTCTACGTCGGTAAAGTCTCTACAAAAGAATACGTCGGCCACCCAACTCAGAAACCTGTTGGCCTCCTCTCATACATCATCGAAAACAGGACAGACCCAGGCGATACGGTCTTCGACCCATTCAACGGTTCAGGCTCAACGACACTCGCAGCGAAACTCCTTGGGAGACAATGGATCGGTGCAGAACTCGCTACCGAATATCACGACATGGCAACCCGAAGGATGACAGATCCCGACATCGAAGAGTACTATCGCTCACGCTTCGCTAAAGGCTTTGTCTCAAGAGACGGCGGCGTAACACTCGAAAAATAAACGTGCCCCGCGACCTGTTCAACACGGGCAGACAGGTTATATTATCTCCATCAAGGGGAGAGGAACGATGAGCAAGCACGAACTCAACCGCATCGCAGCTGGAATCGAAGCCGACGTCGAAGACTACCAGGCGACGCTCGAGGCGGAACGCTTCGCACCATTCATTGGAAAGCGGGTCACCTTCTCCCAGCCGTACGAATACAGCACTCCCGACCGGAAGGCGACCTTCAGGGACGTCGAAGGGACCATCTCTCAAATCTGGATGGACAGCGAAGACAACAACCTCGTCTACCTCAAGGTTGTTCACCGTTCACTCAACTCAGGACACATGACCTGGACAGAGCTCCACGTCGGAGCAGTCACTTTCCTATAATATAACCTGTTCACCTCACGCAAGCAGGTTATATTGTATCCATCAGAAGGGGAGAGGAACGATGCGGACCGAATACTACTACGTCAACTCCGCCCAGGACAACTACTGGCTCCACAAAAACCTCGAGGTATGGTCCGAGCGTCTCACCGGACAAGGGGACTGGCTCAATCTCTACTTCACCACCCGTGAAGGTGTCGAGTCATTCGTCCGGGACGTCTTCGCCGACTACTGCGAGGATGTGGTCAATCCCTGCGGACCTGACTCCAAATCATTCGAATACCGCTACGCCCAGGACGGCGCGACTGTCGAATGCGATGATGGTGGATGGTGGAACCTCACCCGCCGGGTCGAACGCCGACAAATCAATCAGACCCGGACCCGTAAAGAAGTTGTGGTCGACGGAGAGACCTACTCACGCGAAGTCGTAGAAGAACAACATTCGGAGTGGTCACCCTACGAACACCCAGACCGGGTCACACTCTACACATCCACCCGTGTGATGCACATCATCTGAGCGGGAAGCAACGATGAAGGGTCAGCTCTACCTATGTGTATCTCCAGCTCCAGAACACCTCTGGAGTAACGCGGACGGTCGCTTCGTTGACCTCGTCCGAGAGGGAGACATAGTCCTCGATATAGACCCCTTCCCCCACTCAGCCCACGTAGAGGTCCTCCACAAGGGAAGGACCGGACACATCAGGCGCTCATGCCTCAAACTCCTTGAGGACTCCCCATGCTCATGAAGTGCATGCGTTCAGGTGGCACAACGATATGGTCTGTCGCCGATACCCAAATCAGAAGAGGGGTCGGAAACCGCGAGCTCGGAAAAATAGGAGAAGGAAAGGTTTGCCTAGTCCTGGATGCATCAGACGGCCCACTCGACCTTGGCGTCGTGTCTTACTATAAAGTCCTCTTCGACGGCCAAGTCGGCTATGTTGTCTCGCACTCCCTCCGAGTTTTTATCCTTTCCAAGGTCGATCGCTAAGGTAACCTCAGTTCTCCCACCCCTCGATGAGTGGAGCGACTGGCGAATCTCCCTCGACAACAAACTACCAGCTCACATCAGCTGGTGGTGGGGTCAAGGCTGGCAAGAAGCAGAATAATCTTCGCCATCCTCCTGTTCACCCATGGGCAAGCATATTATATTCTAAACATCAAACAGGTGGAAACGTAAAACATGGATACATTCAACAGAAAGTTTCTCGTGGGTAACGTGGGAGTTGAGGTGAACGAGGACGGTAAAGGCGGGTTACACCTCCATCTTTGGAACTGTACATCGGATGGAATTCCTGCCCCTCAATCTGTTTTCCACTTTGACTCCGAGGAACAATTCGTGGAGTTCTGCACCAAACTGATCGGTGTCGATCATTGTATCTCGTCTGGGGGGAATAAAAGTGAGTAAGTAACCTGTCCACCCACGGGCGAGCATATTATATTGCTATCATGGAGGTTAGGTAATGTCAGATCGCATTCCTCAAGTCGGTGACATCTGGATTGGAGAAGACTCCCGCGGCAACCCCATCACCGCTAAGGTAACCTCAGTTCTCCCACCCCTCGACGAGTGGAGCGACTGGCGAATCTCCCTCGACAATAAACCCCAATCTCACATCAGCTGGTGGTGGGGCCAAGGCTGGCAAGAAAAAGAGACGGACTGACCTATGCTCCTGAAGTGCATGTACAAAGGAGTCTCCCTATGGAACGATAACTTCTCAAAGAGCATCGTCATCCTCGAACCAGAAGACGTCGTCCTCAGTCTGGATGCAGAAATAACACCCCACCCCTTCTCCCGTTCCTATTCACGAGTCTTCTACAAGGGCCACATCGGCTGGCTCACACGCGACTGCCTCAAAGTGCTGGCGGAACCCGATGCTCTATAAATGCACATACGAGAGTGCACCCTTCTGGCGGGTAGAGTTCGACGACCTCTGGGGTAGGTTAGAACCCGGAGACATCGTTCTCGACATGGGCGAACCACCCGAGTCCCGTGGTCGATCCACCGCCGCGCGGGCCTACCTCAAAGTCTTCTACGGGGGTCGAATCGGTTGGGTCATCCATAGCAGCCTCGTTCCCCTCGAAGAATCACGCGCAAGCAAACAATAAAAAACCCCGACAAAAAAGCGCCCCATAACCTGTCCCCTTCCAGTAGACATGTTATATTATCTCCACCAGAGGGGAGAGAACAATGAACGAAGAACACATCGAATCCGTCCTCCGCACCGCCCACCTCGAACTCCGCCAAGCCCGCATCTCCATCGCCGATCGCGCCTCCACCCAACTCCGCGGCACCCCCACCCACTACGACCTCGACCTCATCGGCTCCCTCCAACGCATCCCAGCCACCATCACAGGCGTCGTCTGGGGCTGGGACGGCAACCTCGAAGCCATCCTCGAATACACCCACCCAGTCACAGGCAAAACCGAACTCGCCCGACAAATCATCTAAAAAATGTACGCGTCGCCTGTCCACCTCCCATAAGCATGTTATATTGATTGTATAACAATCCCACCACGGAGGAAACCAGATGCCCACCGAATCCCAACTCGTCACCCTCGGCCTCGCACTCTGGAAAATGGCACCCCTCGCCATCGTACCAGTACTCGGTACAGTACTCGGCCAGGCTGTGGCGGCAACCCGGAAATAAGGCCCCCAAGGGCCCCCTCTAGGGCCGGCTTCAGGGCCCCGTCTGGGGGCTACTCTGGGGGCGCTTCTGGCCCTGCCTAGGGCTTAGCCCGTGAAAATTTTTTCCGGAACTTTTTCCCAAACCGACTCGCTGTCCCTCCCGCCCCCAGAGGGCAAATTTTCCTGTACACGTGCGTTTTCCGAGTGCCCCCGCGCTCAAAAAATTTCCGGAAGCTTTTTCCATGCGAAAAGCTATATATATAGAATTGCAGGAGACATAGAAAAATGAGAATCGCAGAGGGACAGTTAAGAAAGATTATTCGTGAGGAATTGAGTAGGATCGATGAGATGCCATACGCCGGAAGCTTAGATCCGGTCGATAGTGGCACCGACGCGCCGAGCTTTGTATCAAGCATTGACGATACTAGCACAATGAATAAGCCCGGTGCAGAGAGGTTCGCGAAGAGTGGTCGATTCAAGACCCTCGCTGCGAAGCACCTCGCACACATTCCTTACAATGTATGGATTGCACCGATGATTGGAGTCGGTGCCGGTGTGTACGACTACATTGACGATACCCGGGCCCGGATCGAGCCCCTGGGAACGAAGGGAATCGAGACCCTGCGCTCATACGGGTTTAAAGTGCCAGAATCGCTATCGCCAAATGATGTTGTCATCCTCTACACAACATCATCGACAGTGAAGGATAACCTCGCGACGCCGTGGATGATTTTCCACGCGATGCTTGACAATCAAAACGACACATACGCCATATCACCGTCCTACGGGACGCTTCGTGATTCACTGATCTACGAAGGTGGTGAGATTGATGGCCTCGAGCTTATCGGTGGAGAAGACAACAACGTGTGGTATCCCGCGCTCACCATGGCATCTGCGAGAAACGGTGTCATCCAGGGCCCGTCAGACGCGCTGGCCGAGGTGGTGTGTCAAGAGCTCCTGACGACCCGAGGATTTGTGTTCAATCCGGATGCTGTCGACCCCGAAGTCGCTGAGGCTTTAAAAATTTTACAGACGCATGTGAAAAGAGTCGCTGAGGAGTTCCGCAGGAACATCAAGGGCAAGCTCATCGTCGTCGCTGTCAACTAGGAGTTACGACGAATGGCGTGTTCGATCATGATCGAGGTGATCGAGGCGACCGTCGATCCGGTGTTAGCCATGAACATGGGTGGAAACATGGTCGGATTCTATATTCTGTTCAAAGTTTAGAGTCGCGGCGAAGCGTGAAAGACTCGATATCGACTTGACGACATGTCGAAGTTCGAACAGTCATAGTTTTGTTCTTATTCTCGAGTTCTTGTAGAATAGAGATACATACGGTTATCGCGTTGTAAGAAATCGCGATGATATGCGACATGAAGAGCGCACTGGCGTTCAAAACAAAAAGGAGATAACTATGGCTATTAAGTTAACTGAGGCGCGTCTTCGTAAGATCATTCGCGAAGAAGCGCGCAAGCTTGTTGAGTACGCGGAAGGGATGGATGATGATAATTCTTGGATGGCTTCCGAAGCCCTTGCGGCGCTCGAGAACGAGCTAAGTCGCGGCGCGCCGGTGTCACCCGATGGGTTGGCGTTCAAAGTCGTTAGTTACGACGATAATGCAAGAAACTTCGGGAGTGGTATGCTGGATGGTGATCTCGTTGCGTTCTTCAGTAACCTCGCCGAAGCTTGGGGCGAGCAAACCGGTGAGTACTTCGAGATGCCTGCGTCGCTCCCCGTTCGCGAGCGTGGAGTCGCTTGTCTTGAACAACTTAACGATTGGGAAGCTCAGAACTCCGCGAAGATTGAAAGACTACAGGCAAGTCTGGCTGATTACTAATTAGTAGTTTCGAGTAACGGGAGATAAAGATGGGAGCGACTTCGATGACAGAAAAGATTCTTCGTGAAATGATTAGGGAAGAGTTGCTTCGAATCGTCGAAGTCGCGCAACACCAGGACACTTCTGGACATTGGGAACCTGAGGTGTGGATTGGTGAGGAAGAAGAAGAGAACGAGGGGGAGGAAGAAGAGTGAGTCAACCCCTCTGGTCTCCTGACGACGCTCGTTGTCTTGCTCTTGCTTCCATCATTCTCAACATAGCTCGGGGTCGAAACGCCTATGGTGGCCGACCCGGCGACATCCGGTATTTCGTCGACCGACCGCTCCTCGATCATCCCCAGACGCACCTCCGCGACGCGATCAAGTATTCGACACAGCATCACTACCACACGCGGGCGGCTCGGGGGTGTCCCCATACACTCCTGAATCTGGAGCATGCTGTCCCCATGAAGTTAATATGGGAGCTGACGTTGCCCCTGGCCGATCGGGGTGCCGACCCGGCGGAGCTTGCTGCGCTCTATGCCCGAGTGTGCCGTGTTGCGGTGATAACGAGGCGGGAACATGCGGAATTCGCGAGCATCGGATTGAAGGACAAGATGCCCCCGAATTGGGACGCGCACAATCCCGGGGCAGATCCCTGGGCCCGTTACACTATTGTTGGCCTGCAGTTGTTGCCACCGACGGGTTTGTGATTTCGTAGTATATATAGAGACTGGAGATATACTATGAGCACTACAAAGTTAAGCGCTGTGAAACTTCGCGCCATTATAAACGAAGAGGTCGCGAAATTATTAGAGAATGTCGAGGGTGGCGATTTATTGGCTGTTGGACAGGTACGCGAGTGGAAACCTGGGACGATGAAGGGGTTTCCTTTCCGCGCGTTTAAGATCCTCGGTGTGACTGGTTGGTCAGTTGCGCAGGGTGGTCGTTATGGTTCAATGGATTGGTCGGGTGGCGCACAAGGGGGTGCTGGTGGTGATGTTAATGACGCCATGAAGATTAGCATTCAACCGATGGCGTGGCAGGGTGGAAAGTGGGTCTCTGCGGGATCTGCTGTTGGCCTCGACGTCGCTACACGAGACGTGAAGCGCTTTTCTATTCCCGCTTGATTTAAACTTTCTTTTAAAGGAGACATTGCGATGGCTATTAAATTGACAGAGGCGAGACTTCGCCAGATTATTCGTGAAGAGGTCGCGAGAGTTCAAGAGACAAGCGCGTATGACAAGTGGCTCGATCGTGGACCAGGTGGTCCTGATGATGGTAGTCGCGCTGGTGGTGGTAGGGGTGTGTCTAGACCGAGCGCCGCAGGAGCCTCAACTCCTCCCGAGCCAAGGCGCTATGCTACTCCTGACGATGGTCTGACTCCCGAGCAAAAGGCGAAAATACAGGTTGTCAGAAGCGAACTGGTGCGAAATGGTCTTCCTATTCGCGCTGCAGATGCCGAGTACAGTGACAGGGCGTTTGATAGGTGGCACAAGATTGTCGATAAACACTACGATAAGCTTATTGCAGATGGGATTCCTGAAAAGCAGCTTCGCATATCGCTTGGAATGCACGTACCCTATGGGATGTAATTAGTCGTCGACATCATTTTAAAATTTCGCACGTGACGCTGATACCTATTTTGTGGAGGCGTCACGTGCGTTTGAGTTTATTCGTATCTATATTATTCGCATTTTTTTGTTTTGCTGCCGTCGCTGCTGTGCCCACTGTCATTGCGAGTCATGTCGATGTCACGAGGGTTGTTGGTGGGTTAGAGAACGAAGTGACGGTTGCGGGATGGGCTCCTGCGTGTTCTGAGATCCGGGTTGAGCCTCCTAAGACGGTCGTCGATTTTTCTCCTGACCGGTCGTTTGATGTGATTGAGATGGATGTGACGTCGTGTTTTGGGGCGTTGCCGAGCCCTCGACCGGGTATGTGGCACTTTGCGGGTGACGACGCCTGGCGAGGGCGGAGGTCATTGTTGATCGCGAATGTCATGACGACTGGGCGGTACGAGTGTCATGTGATGTGGGGATTGGGCGGGGGAACGCGGGGTCCTGTGGATTTCGCGGCCGAGTGGCGCGTCGTGAGGCGCACCGGCTGCGACAGTGTAAGTAGATTATAAACATTCCCAGACATGTGTATTATACTATTGCAATTGAGCAAAGGAGAACACATTGTCGACATCTCGTGATAGTTTAGATTTAGTTATCGTAGCCGTTGATCCCAATAGCATTACTTCTGAGTTAGCCGACGTTACCGATGGAAAGGGGTTGACAGAGCTTCTTGTTCGTTTAGTTTCGACGAATGACGCTCGAGTTAAAAACTTCCCGCTACCATTTCCTAATGTCCTAAATTCAAACCTCGTTCCATTCTTCACCCGTGGCGTTCTATATTCGGCGGGTTTCCACCGTGATTCGACCCTTACCATGACGGTTATCGCCGAGACTGGTGGCGTTGTGCACCTCGAGGCTCCTCCGAACATTAAGGAACTTGCGCCCGGTCTAACCGACGATTTGGAGCTCGGTGACGAGCAGGCTTCTACAGAAGAGTAAGCCTAACATCGATTAATATCTCGGGCCGTATACATAGCTGTATACGGCCTTTTTATTTTGGAGATATGCATGACCTTAAAATTGACGGAAGCGAAGTTGCGTCAGATCGTTCGTGAAGAAATTCTCGAGAGTTTAAACGATGGTTCTATGAATCCGCGTGGTTTGGACTTGACCCCTGAAGAAATCATGATTCAACAAAAGTTGATGGGTTCTCCTAAGGGCGAGAAATTATTGAACGACCTTGCGAAAGCTGTGCGAGCGCAGTTGGGTCCTGCTGCTAAAAATCCCGATGCAGTTGGCAAGTTGTTAGATCGTGAAGCTTCGAAAGTGGAAGCTGGTGAACTTCAAGAAGGTGATGGTATGTCCGATCCTGCACGTGATTACCTTCGTCAACAGAGAGCGTACGCGCTCGGTGATAGAAAGCTTGGTTTGTCAAATGCTGCGACCGCAGTGGCTATTGGTGGTATCGGTTCTTTGTTGTTATCGATGGCTGATCTATCTGGCGTGCCTTTTGAAGATGTGTTGCAGTGCGTGAAATATCTTGTGCCTGTCATGTTCACGGGAGTCGCTGCTTCGGAAATCGGCGACGCTATTAAAGCGACTAGTCGCGCGAATGATTATACACGAATCTTGAAGGGCCGTGCGAAGCCTGTTTCTGCTCCTGGTAAGTTAGAGTTACCAAGGACTAAATTTTAATTCTACTCCTGCGACGCCTGGGATTAAAAAATCGCCTGCGTGCTCAAATCGGATCATTTAACATGAACATAGAAGAAAAGAAGAAAAGAAAAAAGAAAAAGAAGAGTAAAAGCAAGACGAATATTAATAATCTCTGGAATAATATTCGTGCGAGACAGGCATCTGGTAAGAGACCGCATCGTCCTGGCGAAAAGGGATATCCCGACGCGAAGACGTGGAAGAAGCTCACGAAAGAATCGCTTTTACGTGAAGTCATACAGGATACATTGGCTGACTTAATTAAGCGTGATCCGATGTATTCTGAGGAAGATCCGGAATTCATCATGCAAGACCCGAAACATGCGGAGTGGTTGAAGAGTCTCGCTGACGAATACGAAGAAGAGTTCCCAGAGGAAGAGTTACCACACGGTGAAGTTCCTGTTAACGTCGACGAGACTTCGGGTGGACAAGATAGACCTCTTTATAGCATAAGGTAGGAGCTCTCGTGTCTACGCCTGCTAGTCGAGCCTTAGCGAAAGTAAAGGGTTGGGAGTGGTCGAAAGGGATGAAAGTCTGTGAAGGATGGGGACTAGGCAACGAGTGTCAAAGGATCGATTGCGCTGGTGCTCGCATTGACGACATCATCGGTCGTCGCCCGTTCAGTGATCAGTTTATGCAGAGCGTTCGAGATCCTGTCCCGGATATGACGCATCAACCCACGATTGACCTTGCCATCGAAAGACTTAAGGAGTTGTGGTCACACCCTGGCGTCAGGTTAGTCGAATCTGGAAATGGTTGGGCATTGATTACGAGAAACGGTCAATTATGGGCTCCCACGCCTGAAGAGGCGATATTATCTGGATTCGAGACCATTCCGTGGAACGATCGAGATGGTGGGCGTTGGGCTAGATAGATACAGATATTAATTCGGGAAAAATATGAAAATTTCGAAAACAGTCAGCGCTTTGAGAAACTTGATTAGGGAACACATTCATGCTTTAAGCGAAGGCGGCCATGGTGGCGTGATATACTATGACCTGGATACAAGGAGATTATTCGAAGCGCTTGTTGAGTATTCAGAAACTCGAAAATCTTCGCCACCGACATTAGATCACATGAACGAATTTTTAGATAGAATTAACAAAGTTTCTAGACCATCCCAGACGCTTAGCGCCTATTCTATTGTCAACCCAGATAAGACCAGCCCCGTTTATAAAGCCTACAGCGTTCTTGAAGCTGCGTCAAATCCAAAAATTACTGCTGAATTTGGGCCGCCGAACGCTAAGTTGATAGAAAAACAAATAATGAAAGTTTTGGGTGCAGAGTTTATGGTTAAAGATGAACCGGGTTCTGGATTCGACGTGTTTTTTGGTGCTGCGTTGGATTGGCGAGGCGTTGAAGGGGAATTGCAGGGCACATCTAAAAGTCACGTCGCAATTTAATTCGAAATACATCGATAAAAAAGAAGTTTTCGTTTCCATTTTTCTTATGACGATGTTATATTGTTAACATAAGGAGCGTGTCTAATGGAAACTGCGACTCTGGTGTTACTCGCGATCGTGTGGGGTGCTGGTTTCTTCTTCGCTGGTGCACGTTGGGGCGCGATTGTAATCAATTTCTTTGTCGATCCTGCCAACCGTCGTTACCTCGCAGCCGGACAGAAATGGCATCTCCCTGGTACGGGCACGATCCGAGTCGTCGCAGTCTGGCCTGAAAGCGTCTTGTATTTTTCAACGAAAACCGGTCAGGATGGCCCTCACCTTGTCATGAATCGAGAAGAATTTGACGCATTGGCTCGTGATGAACGTGGTCGCGACCCTAAAGGAAACTTTCACAAATCGATCCAGGAACGAGTCCTGAAATTCGAAGTGAAAGAGGGCGGTCGTAAATAAAGTCTCCGATATTTAATAATAGGAGATAATATGCCGTATAGTATAAGAAAAAGAAAGTGTAAGCGTTCAGACGGTGGTTCTGGTTCTTATACTATGACTTACACAGACAAGAAGGGAAAGCACCACTCTAATTGTCATCGTTCTAAAAAATCTGCCCGCGCACAAATTGGTGCGATAGAAATGAAAGAATCGATATTGCGTGAATTGATTCGAGAACAAATGTTGGGGTTGTTTGATGGATTACTTGAAGAGAATTTTGAGGATGGTCCGTACAATGTCTCGAGCTGCTAAACGATTAGATCGGGCGCAAAATGAAGCAGTTCAAATTATACAAACTCTAACAGAAGTTGAAAAATTACTTATCAAAGCTATTAACGAGGAGGATAAGTAAGAGTGTCTGGCCAACTATTCGACATTGGGGACCTCGTCTCTTGGCGCCGCGAAGAGAAGGATTACGGAATAGTTTTGGACAGACGAGTTGCTACGATCACGGGTACTGAGGATTTATTCGTTAGATTTTTTTCTTCGAGCTCGTCTGAGGCTCGTTGGTACGATTCGAAGAATTTTACATTGGTGTCTAGAACTACACTCGCTTCGTAAAATAATAAAGATTATATCTTTTTAAATGATAGTTAGAAATATGAAAGCGAGAGTTTTATTATGCCCCAGGATGATAGTAGTAGAGCCCATTTATTGATTCAGAACAATGATCGTGTAGTCATCATGGTAGACAATAAACCGTACGTGTTAGTGCAACCTCCGTCTTGGGCCGTCGAATATCCAGATGGCGATGCGAAATTAGTTAAAAAACTCGAAACTGGTTCTGCTGTTTTATATACAGACGCTGGTGTAGATTTAATCATATTCGATGCCGACATAGATGAAGTAATAGAATCTCGAGATTGCGATATTTTTGAACAGGAACAAATCGATAAATTAGAAATGTATAAAATTGACGTCGCTTGGTTCGTGTAAATTAATCTTTCGTTTGTAGAATATAATCTGGAGAATCAATTGTCTATTACTAAAGAACAAAAATACGTTGTTGATTGTGTACTTTCTATTTTCGAGACTGGCAAGATTCCATCTGCTGCGTCTTATTCGACTTGTACAATTTTGACCGATGGCGCTGGCATTTCATACGGCAAACACCAGGCTACCGATCGTGCTGGATCTCTTGATAAAATCGTTCAACTATACATCGAAAAGGGTGGTATTTTTGCAGAGCAATTGAAACCGTTCCTCGCTCGTTTGGCTGCGAACGAGACTGCGAAGTTAGATCCGAAAAAGCAACCCGTCTGGGCTACAAACCTTATCGATGTTTTAAAACAGGCTGGTGCAGACCCGCTAATGCGAGAAGCGCAGGACGAAGTATTCGACGCCGGTTATTGGATTCCTGCTGTGGGTCATGCCCAAAATGCTGGTCTAACGACGGCGCTCGGCCACCTTGTTATATACGACACTTGTATCCATTCTGGTCCTGCTGGGGTCGCAAACATTCGTGCGAAGTTCCCAGAAGCGTCGCCTTCGAAGGGCGGGAACGAGAAGGCTTGGGTGCATGCATATATCAAGGCACGTCGCGACTGGTTACTATCCAATTCGAATCCCCTTGTGCAGAAGACCGTATATAGGATGGATGCGCTCGAGGAATTGGCAAAATCAGATAATTGGGATTTGAAAGCGCCACTTAAAGTTCGTGGTGTAACAATTCCCAAAATCTAAGGCTTGGGTTTTGGCCTTGATATCGATGCTACTCTAACATATCGATCCAGCGCGGCCTGCCCAAGAATGTAGCCTATATCTAAAAATGTTGAAGCTGTGAGACTTGTCATAATGACTATATCTCCTTCATTTTTATATGTCATATAGAAAATGAGAGCTTTCAAAGTCATATTTGACAAGACATAGGCTATAAACTTCTTCGATTGAAGTGGTGCTTTCTCTATTTCGTTTGCGACGCTCATTTTCACCCTCTCACATACTATGTATCGAATAGGGGGTGGAATCCCTTGCTCTATTCGATAATAACGTTGCTAACTAACTTATTATTGTGGGTCTTGTTTACCCGAGAGGGAGCATTTTCTTTTGTATCTTTTTGCACTATTTTTGGTGTTTTTTGTCTTATTCTTCTTCGACGATTAGAAAAAGAAATTGAAAAAGATTGCGAATAGCGTTTCCCTTTTATCGTAAAACATGTTATTAGTAGAACAGGAGGTTCGATTGTCTCACGTTCGTTTCGGTTATGCGTGTCTTAACGTTACCCTCGGAAAGCAGGGCGGCTTTCGGTCTATGATCAAGCGCACCTGGCTTGAGAAAGGCTTGCCGCACGCTTCGAAGCTCTCGCTCGAAAATGTAAAAATCCTTCGCGGGATTGTGGAATGGAATGCGAAGAACGGTTTCGAAGTATATCGCATGACTTCAGACCTCTTCCCGTGGGCATCTGAATACGAGATGGAGTCGCTCCCAGATTGGCAAGAAATCAGTGAGGTGCTTCGTGAAGTTGGTGAAATCGCGAAACGTTCTAATCAGCGTCTCACGTTCCATCCAGGCCAGTTTAATTGTCTTACTTCGCCACACGAGCATGTTGTTCTCAATTGTATCAAAGACCTGACTATCCACGGTAAAATCATGGATTACATCGGTCTTCCCCGTAGTCCGGAAGCATTGATTAACATTCACGCCGGTGGTGCCCATGGTGATCGAACGTCTGCAGCTGAACGCTTTTGTAAAAATTTCGAACGACTTCCTGACTGCGTCAAGACTCGACTCACCGTTGAAAACGACGACAAAGAATCTCTCTTTTCGACTCTCGACCTCTATGAGATGATTCACAAGCGTGTTGGAATTCCCATCGTGCACGATTTCCACCATGCAAAATTTCGAAAGAGCGAAGGAATGAACGAGGAAGAAGAACTCCGACTTGCAGCGTCTACTTGGCCTGCAGGTGTTCGGCAGTTGACGCACTACAGCGAATCTGCATCACTTCGTGAAGGCAAAGATGTCATCCCGCAGGCGCATTCTGATTTTGTTGATGGACCTGTTAATGACTATGGCCTGTCTTTCGATTGCGACATCGAGGCGAAAATGAAAGAACTCGCAGTAATTCAATACATTTCAAAGCAACACGTTAAAATTGTTGCATAGTATGGAGAATCGAATGTGGGAAGACATCGACTTTAAGGAACTTACTACGAGTGATTATGACTATCTTACTTTGAACGCAGAAAAGTGTGTAATTATTTTCACTGCTTCATGGTGTGGTCCTTGCAAGATGGTAAAGCCGAAGATACCAGCTATCGCGAAAGAACATAAGGTGACAGCGTTCTGGATGGATATCGAGAAGAACATGGAAATCACGCAGCAACACAATATCCAGGCTGTACCGTTTATTATGACGATGCGAAGTGGTGCTGTTGTGGATTCCATGGCAACTAATAACATTCAAAAAATTGCCGAGATGGTCTCAAAGCTATAGGTTTTTATGACTACTAAAAACATCGATAGCAAGCTTAGGCGACGAAAAACGAAATCAATGGCTATGGCTGATGAAAGCCTTAATCGCCATGGTTTCGATACTTCGCGTGAATATCTTCCCATCGATGAATATCCACCACACCAGACGCATGAGAAGACTCTTGCACCTGGCGATTTGGTTACGAGACTTCGATACAAAAATGGATCACTCGAAATAGACTTCGAACAGGGAATCGTTATCGACGCTCACTGGGCACGACATGAATCTTCTGTTCGTTTTTCGAAGAAAAAAGGCGAGTGGGTTGTTAAATACGAATACATTCCTGAGGCTATCGTCATGTGGGGAGATGGTCTTACGTCTCCCGTCCCCATGAATCTATTAGCCAAGTTGAATGAGTGACGATATCTATAAACCAGGAGAGCTTATACTCGCATTTCCTCTCGCCAGGCCACCAGGTGTAAAGCAGGTCGGTTTGTTACTGGAAATGACGACTATACGCGATGACGATAGCGGTGGTAACGAATGGAGAGTGCTCTGTTCCGACGGACAAATTTGGTCACTGGCCGAATTCCAGTTTAAAAAATTTATCCCTTGAGCAATTCCTGATGCTTCGTGCCGCCGTCATATGCTAAAGCAAGTCCGGATTTGATTAGCTCTTCGTTACAGCACAATCCATCTAACGTGTAGATTTTCGCTAACACTCTTCCATATTTGTCGAATCCACCTGACTGTACGTAGATTTCTTTACCCATGATTTGCTTGTCTAACCAGTCTTTTGCGGCCAGACCTTTATTTTTTATTTCTTCGTCTTTAGAGTGCACTTCGCCGGCATCTATTCCATCGAGTCTGACGTGGGCCTTCGACATTTTGAATCCGAATCCGACGTCTATGTCGGCCATGATCGTGTCTCCGTCTGTGACTTTCAATACTACGGCTCTATAAAAATAGCATTTATCTTTCATTTTGATTTCTACCTTTATTAGTTTATCTTACGATTAAATATAGATATTCGCAATCTTCACTAAATTTCAAAATTTATTTAAAAATAAATGCAGAATGACATGTCACGCTTAAGATCAACGGGTTATATTATTTAAAGATAAAGCGTAGGAGAACGAAAGATGCTGATGTTTCACCTTTTCTGTTTTTACGCCTGGTTCTATCTTTTCACTCGCTTTCGGATGGCTTACCCGAGTGAAGACTTTAGCGAAGACAAGGACAAAAACGAAACGTTTTACTGGTTCGCGATCTGGCCTGTTGCTATCGAATTGTTTACTTTCACTTGGTTGGCCTTCGAATTTTACGACTACTTGAATCGTGAAAAAACGTCTACAGAAGAATAAAATGATTGTATGACTCTTAAGCAAGGCGAATTAGTTGGGATGATAGACCAACATGGTTCTAAAATGGGCCCGTATGTATTACTCGATGGACCATTAATACCCGCAGAACACACAGATAAGTACGATTTTTCTTCGAACATAAAAAATACGAACATGTGGTATTATGTCGTTTTAATAGGCGAAAAAATTGAGTACGTTGTATGCGGCTGGAATACGCTGATTCCTTGGGAAACTGCGTGAAAAAGAACCCGAAAAAAGTCTCTATTGGAGACATTATGAAATTTTATAAAACTGAAAGTCCGTATTCTAATGGATGCTGGACAGATCAACACGACAATCAGATTCCTTACGATACGTGTGGTGTCGTTATCGATTTCGAGTGGATAGACATTCCTGAGTATAGTGGATATGAAATGAAACTCTTACTACCCAACGGAATCGTAACCGAGGGGTGGGGCGAGTATGCCGTAGAACCGGTCTATAAAAAAATTAGGACTGGAAAAACTTGGTATAGAGGCAAAGATTGCTATGTCAAAGATGTTTGATACAGGTTATATTGTTCTTGTGAGGTAGAAATGACAATCAAAACGGGAGACTTGGCGAAGATCGATACTGGTGGATTTTCTGATAGCGACGGGACGACTTGTATTGTTTTACGTCATGATACTTTTTTAGATGGAATGTGGAAAGTTATGACACCCGACGGCGAGTGTCGCTGGTATAAACTGTCGAATTTGCGACGTTTCCATGTTTAGCATCGGTGAACTTGTAGTCATCAAACACGATTATTTTGACGATCTAAATTGTCCTAATACAGGAATTGTTTGGAACGTAGTTAACGCGAATGACCACGAATTGAAAAGTGTGAGAGACGCTGGACGGGTTTCAAGAGAACCCATATACGTTGTATCAATTATGTTCGGTGATGGTATAATCAGAGAGTATTTCGATGATGAGGTAGAACGATGTTCAACTTTGACGTAACGAAAGATTCGAATAAGATGATTCCTGCTAACAAATTGAAAGAAGGGGATTTAGTTTTCATACACAACCCATTTATTTTATCGACCCATTCGACTGGTGCCGAGCATACTTTTCATGGACCTTGTATCGTTACTGGGGTTGAACACCCGAAATCGAAAGCGAGTGTAAGCGATGCTGTCGATGTTACTGTCATGTTAAATGGCGAGCTTAAGACTTTTTGGGGGACGTTGTGGCATTTTTACAAGATGTAGAAGGAGAAGAAACCGTGAATTCAAGTGATATTCCATGTGATTTGCAACAGGGCGACCTCGTTAGGCTTCGAATGGTTGATGGTTCTTACACAACCTTCAACAAAGTGCCATCAGACGATGTTGACCCAGCTGATTGGCGACCTCGAGGACCTAAATTTAAGGCTGGTTTGTCGTCCTTGCTCGTCGATACGGCATTCGCCCGTGGTGAATGGTGGGTGAAGGTCATCGTTCCTGGTGAAGGGCAAGGTTGGATTCGGCGATCATATGTCCAAGTTATTGAATAAATTTCAGGTTTTACTCGAAATCATTAGAGATCTTGTTAGATTGACTTACACTAATGATTACATTGAACGAGAATGTTCACTTGAATATCCTTGTCCTTTGTGTAGGTTAGAGACAGAATTCTGGCGAGGAAAAGAAGATGTATGATTGGAACGAGATTGAACCCGACGAATCTGCGAGCGGTTGTATCATCGCCTGGCGCGCGGGTGTAAGGTACGACAGGGTCTATATGTATTATTTGGCTGATGGTAAGAGCGAATTTCGTCACTACCCAGACCATAAAAGCACGGAATACATCTCGGAATTTGACGAGTGGTGTTGGTCTGGTCCACCCGTTCCAACCATTGAACAACAAGGAAATTCAATCATTACCTGGAAGTTTTACGACGCCCCAGGCGAGCTCAGGGCGTTATCGACGAATGGTGGCGATGAGGACTGGTTGTCTATTCTTCCGGATGATGACGAACCCTCGTGGATGGGGGAGGGAGGATCATATGGATGTTGCTGCGTGAATACTTACGGACTTAGAGATGGCCGATTCGTTAAAATCGGCTGTCACGCGTAAACGAATTACTTTCCGTAAGTCTTTCCTGGCACCCAAACCCAATCGCCGACCTTACCCTTTTCGTCGCGTAGATTTGTATCCCATATCCAGTATCCTGGAGCTTGTTGTCTTTCTTTGTGACGTATTCTAAGACGGTCGCCATAATCATTCGTTATGTTCATCATTCCGAGGTCTACGGTGTGCTCTCTTTTCCCCATCGTTTGACCATTTATTAGTCTATTCATTGGCGGTGGCGGTTTGGCTATGTTGGGTTTCGTAATGAGACTTGGTTGATTACCGGGCTCTTTTCTTTTGACGACGACGTCTTTATCATCACCTTGTCTTCTTCTCACGAAAACATCGGGTTGTTTTCTTTGATTCTTGGCCTGCATCCCAGTAACTCTTCTTTTAACGATAGGGCTTTCGATATCATCAAGCGAAATGTTACCGCTTAGGTATAATTCAAGCTCATCGATTTCGCTAAGAGATAAGTCCGTTAAATCTATTCCCATAAGCGTTCGTGCTTCTTCCAAAACGCATTCTCTAATCAATGCTCGTAAGGTTTCAATCATTTTAACTCCCAATAATATCTAAGTATTTCGCTCTTTCGCTATGTCCAAAGAATAAAAATGATGTTACATTAAATTTGGGCTGTGGAGAAAAAATGACACTCGAATTTGTTAGTCGTCCTCTGTCAGAATTCATTAGACCTGAAGAGTTTGGGCTTTTTTACCACATTATCACAGACCAAACTGTTTCTATCGGGATTAGAAACGGAGGTTGGATTGCCGGGGGATTTGCGAGGACCATCCTGGCAGGTGAATCAATCGTAGATTACATCTGGCCTGAACGCCGTCGAGACGTCGATTTTCCTGGCGATATCGATATCTTTTTCCCTGACGCTGTTTCTGCCAAGAACGCGAACGAAGATGCTACAGCGAATTTTAGGTCTCCTAAATTTAACACGACTGGTCGTTTCGCGACCGACTGGCTCCTGCGTCCGAATAGACTTACTCGTAATTATGCCACTTCGACTAACATCGACGAAAATCGCATTAACGAGGTCAAAATTCAGTATGTAACGAATCCACCTGACGGGTTTAAGCGCACTCTTATCGATACGATTTCCGACTTCGACCTGGTGAATTGTATGGTTGGTTTCGACGGGGAGAGAATCGTATTTCCTAAAAAATGGTTTGAACTTCAAGAATTTAAGGTGATAGAGATTAACAAAAGCTCGACGCCATTCCTTGGTCGCCGTCTTGCGAAATATTTGATGCATCGTAATTACAATGCGATTACACATGCCTCGAAAGACTTACTTATCGAATGGGTCGCTCGCGTTAAAAATGATGAATGGCCGAGTATTTTTAACGCAGAACACACACGTAAACAAATGATGATGCGAGCTCTTGACCAGTTATTATCCAGTGGTGACATTTCACTCGCAGACATTGTAATTCTGTTGAATAAGTGGACTATTTCAAAGAAAGTTGCCACTGACGGGTATGGCCAGACTCGTCACATTCAGGTCGATTGGGCACTTGACAAGATCGAAAATCGAGTAGAAATCGTTTAGGCTATGTTCTTTTCGTCAAAGATGTGTTATATTCTACATGGAGGCTGTTTTTGTTAGACCAAAAGCCGATTAGTATCAAGGTCGAAGAAGAAATCGACCCAGTTGCCGAGCGACTCTCACAAGAAATCATTGAGTTATATAAAGATTTTCCTGTCGAGAGAGTCCGGCAAGGTTCCGACGACGGTGGAAAGTTCGTAGAAATTTTCTGTAAGGAAAATAAAGCTCAAGAATTACGATACACTTGTGGCCATTGGCATAAGAATATGAGGACCATCATCATCGGGTGTTGATATGACAAAGTCTATTGAAGAAAAGTATAAAAAACTATCCGACATTGACCACGCACTTGCTCGACCTGGCATGTGGATTGGGTCTACGAAACCGAAAGAAGACGATGTCTACTTTTTGTCTCCTGAAACGGGTAAGTTTGAACTCCATAAAGTCACGTATAATCCAGCGTTCCTGAAGATTTTTGATGAAATCGTCTCGAACTCCGTCGATGAACATCGCAGGAATAAAAAGTTAAACGAGATTCGTGTGACGGTGAACCAGAAAAATTCGACCGTTACCATCTGGGATAACGGTGGTATTCCCGTCGTCAAGCATTCCGAGTACGATGAGTGGGTCCCAGAGCTCATTTTTTCGAACTTGAAGGCTGGTTCGAACTTCGACGATAGCGAAGAACGTCTCGTCGCCGGTACGAATGGTGTCGGTTCGACTCTTACGAACATCTTTTCGACTCGTTTCGAAGTCCGGACTTGCGACGGTAAGAATGAATTCGAGCAGACCTTCACGAATAATATGCGAGACAGGACAAAAGCCGAAGTTCGTAAGATTCCTGGCGACGGTTATACAGAAATTTCCTTCCAGCCTGACCTCGCTCGCTTTGGCATGGAAACTATCGATGATTCGCACGTAGAAATGATGCGTAAGCGTTGTATCGACATCGCAGCGTGCAACGGTAAACTAAAAGTTTACTTTAATGCAGTCGAAAAAAGCTTCACTTCGTTCAAGGATTACTGCGTCCTATTCGACGAAAACGTGATTTACGAAGAGGAAGGCGAACGCTGGAAGATTGGAATTGCTCCCTCTAATGGTTCGTTTTCGCAGGTTTCATTCGTTAACTCGGTAGAGACGAAAGACGGTGGAACACACGTAGATTACATCGCGAATCAGGTCATCGATTGGCTTCGAGAAAAGGTCAAACGTAAACATAAAGTTGACTTGAAGCCCTCCGAGCTTCGAAATCACTTGTTTGTATTCGTGCAGTGTGACGTAGTCAATCCTGCGTTTTCGTCTCAGACTAAGGAAAAGCTCATCACCGAGTCTCGAGAGTTCGGGTCGAAGTATGAAATCGGTGAGAAAACATTAAAGTCGATTATGGAATCGGAACTTGTCCAACGAATTCTCGACTGGGCGCAGCAAAAAGCTTTGGCCGATGAGCGTAAACAACTTCGAGAACTTAATAAAAACCTCGCGAAGGGGAAAGTTCTTAAGCTAATCGACGCAAAAGCTCGATTCAATCGCGATCGATGTACACTCGCACTCTTTGAGGGAGATTCGGCGTCTTCAGCTTTTCGTAAATTCCGTGACCCGACGACGCAGGGTGCATTCCCACTCCGTGGAAAGTTCATCAACGTGTCTGAACTGACAGCTGCACGTGTGATGCAGAACAACGAAGTCAAAGAAATGTTGATGGCTATTGGACTTAAGCTCGGTGAAGAACCTAAGGACTTACGATACGGTAAGATCTTAATCTACTCTGACGCAGACCCTGATGGTGATTCGATCGCGGGATTGCTTGTCAATTTCTTCGGAAGATATTGGCCAGAGCTATTGACTGGTGGTAAGATTTGTCGAGTTCAAACTCCATTGGTCGTCGCGAAAAAAGGTAATGATACACAGTGGTTTTATACTCCACAAGAATTCGAAGCGTGGGTCTCAACTTGCAAGAACATCGAAAAGTGGGACGTATCATACAAGAAAGGTTTGGCCGCGCTCGATGACCAAGAATATAAGGAAATTATTCAGAATCCGAAGATGTTCTCTATCGCACCAGGTAGCGATTTGAAATTTTCTTTAGATTCTTGGTTTTCACCTGCGGGAATTGATGTTAGAAAATCTAAGATTCTCGGTGTAGAATTTAATTCTGGAGATGAAAGTGCAGAGCAATCAGATTCCGTCGCGACAGATTGACGATTTCTTCGACAACGAGCTTCGAAATTACGCAGTTTATACGATCACATCGCGCGCTATCCCAAGTGTTATCGACGGTTTCAAACCGTCGCAAAGGAAGATCGCATTCGTCGCTAATAGGGTCTTTAAGAGTGGGAATGAGAAGCCCCTTAAGGTATTCCAACTTGCGGGTCGAGTGGCTTCAGAAGCCTTCTATCATCACGGGGGAGGGTCTTTGGAGTCGGCCATCACTGCTATGGCTCAGGACTTTAAGAACTCAATGCCCATCTTCGAAGGTGTCGGTCAGTTCGGTTCGCTTCGATCGCCAGAGGCAGGAGCTCCCCGTTACGTCGGCGTAAAGTTCAACGAAAACTTTCGACTACTCTATAAGGATTTCGACCTCGTCGACCCTCAATTCGAAGAGGGAGAAGAGATTGAACCGAAGTTTTTCTTACCCATCATTCCGACTGTGCTCTTGAATGGTGGCTCTGGTATCGCAGTCGGCTTTGCAACGAACATCTTGAATCGTAATCCTGTCGATTTGATCGATGCTTGCCTCGCAGTTCTCGAAGACAAAGAAATGCCCGCGCTCAATCCGTGGATTAAAGGCTTCGACGGCGCTTACTCAACTGTCCCGGACTCTCCTAAGAGCTGGGTTATTCGCGGTCGATACGATGTGAAGAATACTTCGACGGTCGAAATCTTCGAAGTGCCTCCGTCTTTTACTTATGAAAAGTATGAACAGCACCTCGATTCGCTCATCGAGAAGGGCGTCATACATTCGTACGACGACAATTCATCAGAAAAGGTAAATTACGTCCTTAAATTCCCTCGCCAGAACCTCTCCGAACTCATCAAGAAAAAGAAACTTGACGATGTTCTGAAAATGAGCGAACGTGAGACGGAGAATTTTACGACTCTGGACGAGTCCGGCAAACTAAAGATTTTCGATAGTGCGCATGACATCGTTCGATACTTCGTAGCGTTTCGTGCTGGTTATTACGAAATCCGCAAACAAAAGATGTTGTCGAATCTCAAAGATGAGTTGTTGGTTCTTGATAATCGCGCGCGCTTTATTAAAATGATTATCGACGGCGAACTCGAAATAAACGGAAGAAAGAAGAGTGATTTAGAAAGCGACTTGGATAAATTCAAGTTTAATAAACGGGAAGGCACCTGGAACTATTTGACTTCGCTTCCAGTGCACACTCTAACGAAAGAAAAGTTTGAAGAACTAAAGCAATCGCTCGAAGAAAAGAAAGAAGAAGTTTCGAAGGTCGAAAAAACGTTGCCAATTGAAATGTATCGAGGAGATCTAAAGGAACTCAAAAAGAAAATCGTAAAAAACTCTAAAAAGTAATCGATCGATAGTTGTTAATTTAGAAAAAGATTGTTATATTAAGCAAACAGAAGGAGAAAACATGAGTGAAGTTCGTTTCCCAGTGATGATTACCCGTCCACAAGAACAAGGCGCTACGACTATTACTGCGCATAATCTATCTGAACTACAGAAGACGATGGTAAATGAAATCAAGGTCTCGTATGGTTACGCCAGCATGTGCGATGCGACCGAGATTGTCAGCACACTTAAGCGTCGAGGTTACTGGATTAAGAACGTTCGATTCGTCCAACTCGAGGACGACGACAACTGATGAAAATTTTAGTCACTGGCGCTGCTGGATTTGTTCCTTCACATCTCATAGATTTGTTGTTATTGCAAGGTCACGAGGTGTGGGGAGTTGATAATTTCATCACAGGAAAACCAGATAACATTGCGCATCTAAAAAATAATTCGAATTTTCATTTTTTCGAATTTAACGTCATCAATGGAATTCCAAGCGATGTAAAATTTGAACGCATCTATCACATGGCATCTCCAGCATCGCCGATTGACTATGTTGAATTGCCATTTGAGACTCTCGAAGCCGGTTCGAAAGCGTCAGAAGTGTGTTTGAATCGATGCGTTAGTGATGGCGCAAGATTCTTATTCGCCAGTACTTCCGAGGTGTACGGTGACCCCGCCGTACACCCTCAAGTTGAAACGTATTGGGGTAATGTGAATCCAATCGGGCCTCGAAGTGTGTACGACGAGGCCAAACGTTATGCCGAAGCTTTGACGATGGCATACCAACGATATAAAAATGTTGATACACGCATTGTTCGAATCTTCAATACGTATGGCCCCAGAATGCGTCCGAATGATGGTCGAGTAATGCCGGCGTTTATCAATCAGGCGTTGAACGGAGAACCATTGACTGTGTTCGGAGACGGTAAACAAACTCGTAGTTTTTGTTATGTCGAAGATCTTGTCAGGGGTATTAATGCTTTGATGGAATCAAATCTAAACACTCCCTGTAATATCGGCAATCCACACGAAATGACGATGCTACAACTCGCAGAATATATCAATCGTTTTACTAACAATAGTGCTGGTATCATTCATAAACCGCTTCCTCAAGACGACCCAACGCAGCGTAAGCCTAATATTGATTTAGCAAAATCTCAATTAAATTGGGAGCCTCGTATTTCTTTCGAAGACGGCGTCGCTCGAACTGTTGAATGGTTTAAAAATAGTCGCTAAATTTAGTGTTCAATTTCATAAAAGCGGTTATTAGATAATAAACGAGAGCGAAAAATGACAAGCGTAGTTGAAATTCTCGAGTTACTTGAATCGGACAATTCTCGACTCTTTAAAGAATCAGTTCTAAAGAGTAACGTTTCAAACGAGTTGCTTAAACGTTGTTTCGCATTAACTCTTGACCCCTGGAAGAACTGGGGGATTTCTAAGTACGATAAGCCGAAATCGATTGGTGAAGGTGGTCATTCTGATGAACTCCTTTCATCATTTTTAGATTGTTTAGAATCTCTAAATAACAGAGAATACACCGGAAATGCGGCCCGAGCAGCTGCTGAAAGGTGGATTCATTCTGGCGATGAGTTAGCGCAGAAGTGGTTCGAGCGGATCCTCTGGAGAAATCTCAGGTGTGGTGTTTCTTCTACGCTTGTCAATAAATTTTGGCCAAATACGGTCGTTCCTTTCGCTGTTGCGCTCGCTGATACGTTAGAAACCGAATATAAAAATGGAAACTTTAAAATCGTAGAAGACGTAAAATATCCCGTTAGAGTCGAGGCCAAATTAGATGGCCTTCGGGTAATCGCAGTAAAAGAATCTGGCGTCGTCACTTTTTACACGAGAAATGGAACCGTCTTAGATACGTTGCCTACATTGAAATCCTCACTTGAATCTATTTCCCGAGATGATATTGTTTTCGATGGGGAGGTCATGGGCCGAGATTGGAATGATTCTGCATCCGTCCTAATGTCGTCGAAAAAGAAAAAAGATGATGCTGATATGTTGTATCACATCTTTGATGTAGTCCCGCTTGAGTCGTGGAAAGCCCAAAAATGTGATATGACGTATCGAGAAAGATTAGATCTTCTTATCGCTTCTTTAGAAAACTATATGGACGACTCTAAATTTCGGCTTGTGAAAAATAAAGATTGTGAAAATGAAAAAGAAATTCAAGATTTTTATTTGGAATGTTTAGAAGACGGATACGAAGGAGTTATGCTGAAGAGCTATGACTCGGTGTATCAATGGAAACGGTCTAAGTCAATCTTAAAACTAAAGCCAGTCACTACTCATGAAGGTGTCATCGTAGGTTGGTATAACTCCAAAGAATCCACGAAAAGAGCCGGTCAATTCGGAGGGTTCAACGTTTTGTTGCCTAATGGTGTGACTACTCGTGTTGGTGGTGGATACACCGATGATATTAAACGCACGGTCCAAAACGAAGGACCAGATTCATATATCGGTAAAATCGTAGAGTGTGAAGCGCAACTATTAACGCCCGACGGATGCATGAGATTCCCGGTCTTCTCCAGATTTCGTGAAGAGTCCGATGTCGATCCAAAAATAATCGAAGCTTATCATTCGTGGAAAGAAACGTCGAAGTAGTATGTACATTATTTCCTAATGATGTTATTAGACTAACATCAGGAGGTTGCGATGAGCTTCGATATCGAAAAGGTAAAGATTTTTGCGTCTGCTTATAATGCAGCAGGCAAAGGCCAGACTTCAAATGGCCTATTCCTTACTTCGCTTGTTGAAAGTTGCTCACCGCCTCGAGGTCGAGGTAAGGAATGGCTTGAAGATATATTTTCGAAAGGAATTCCTGACCCCATGAATGAAGATGTTCTACGTCGAGTAGAAGAAATTGAAAAGTGTGCCGCGCAAACTCAAAAACCGGACGACGCAGAAACGCTTCGAGACTTTTCCCGCAAGATTTCTCAAGGCAGGACTCTCACCGAACGTCAAGCCTCGTTTCTCGAAAAATTGATGGAACGAGCCAGAACAGAAGCCGTATATGTCGAATTAACCCCTGATATTGAAGGGTTTATCTCTCTACTTAAGAATAAAGTAAGGTTTGGAACGACATCATATTACTGGAGTGAACGGCCTGGGACTTACAATCGAGCCATTCAGGTCATGAATTTTTTCGAAAAAACCGGAAAGATTGACGAGAACGATTTCAACTTTCTTCGCTCTATCTTTAAAGGATTTACAGAAGAATGGCAAGGTGCCGATGGTTTTGCTGGCAAAATCATGTATTCAAGAGCTGGTGAACCGGTATTAGTATTGAATAAACGACTCGATAGCACAGGAATTTATCAGGTCTCTGTTGACGTATTAATCGATGGGAAGTCGCAGGTCTTTCCACTCAGTTCATTGCTTAAACGTAAACCCAAACAAAAGTCAAGTTGAACATTAATCAGCAAAGTAATAAAATACTAACATAGGAGAAAAATTGAACCCTGAATTTTCCACTTTGACGCCAGAAGAGATTGGAAAGAAGCTCGTTGCCGGTGAAATTACGCCTGATGAGCTTAGTCCAGAGACCATTCAATCTCTAATTGAACATGGAATTATCGAATCTGTCGAAGATGATTCTGCACCAGATGAATCTCCAGGAGCATTTATCACCATCGATGGATGGGAAGACGAAATCGAACTCACTGGTCTTAAACTTCCAGTATTGACTGTTGGCTCTCCGGACACTGGCATCCTTGTTTTTGAAACGAAGGGTGTCCAAAAGATGAGTAAGTTCTTTCGAAAGTGGATGCAAAGTTCAGAATCGAAGCGCATTGACATTCGAATTGTTGATCACGAAGATACGCACGTTGAAAAATGGCGTATGCAGGCGCTTCCTGAAGGCATTGGATGGGGCGAAGTGTCTCGTTCAGAAAAGACACCATGGCTAATTTCTGTCCAGATGTCAGTTCGTTCTATCTTCGTAGACTAAAATAACATTAGCCTTATAACATTTCGTAAGTACGATTCGCCGATTGGTTCTTTAGCCGGTCGGCGATATCTATAAAATCCCAATATTTGATTTGCGGCGGCGAACGCACCTGTAAATTTATATGTTTTTCCGTTATACCTGAATACGACGCCTTCGACTGCAGACTTTATATTTTCTGTCGAACCCAATCTTTCAAGCTGTCTATTCAAAAAATCGATTGCGCCTTGGTCACCGCTACCATTAATTGTCGATATGGCTTCGTCAGTTGCCTGTTTTAATCTCGAAACTTCTCTTTCATTGTCTCCGATGAACGATGACTTTAATCCTTCGAGTACTTTAATAGCAAAAGCTCCTATGATTTTATCGAGTGGCAAGAGTATAGACGTTATCATCTTATCTCCGCCTTTTATCGTTTTGTCAAGCAAATCACTCGAATTTGGAGCAGTCTTTTTGAGTACTCTAAGGTCGGGAGCACCAGGCTTTCTTAAGATTCTTGATTGTACTGAGTTAAGTAACGAGCCGGAAAACCCTAGTTCGATTAATTTTTTCGTAAGCGCTACTTCGATGAAGTCCTGTATCGTTTCGGCGTCCGTAATTCGATTTTGACTTAACAGATTGTCTATCGCAGAAATCGCGCGTGATAGTGCAGAACCATCGGACATTTCTTTCATAGAAACGATCGCGGGTCCGTGTACCGTCCAATCTTTTCCTTTTAGCGCGCGCTGCATCTTTTCGATATTCGAAGATAATATCTCTATACCAGATGAATCGTCAATTTGTTCTACGTTTCCTGCAGAATCGACATCGAATACTGGGAACCCGTGAAACACAACTGAATTCGAGTCATAACTAACGACGTTCGGACTTGCAGCATAAATTATTTCTGCAGAATACCATTTATTTCCTGTAGAACCGAATACTTTGAAGCGTTGCGCATCATCTAATGATGATATCGAAGTTCTTAGAACAGAAAACGCAGAATTGAAAGCTTCTTCTAAAGACTCACGACCTTGAAATTTTTGCGCGAGTTCCGTCGCGTTCATGCCACCCGATTTAATATCTCCAGCTGACCTTGCAACTTTAAGGTCGTTTTGTTCGATATTCCACGTGAAGACTATGTTTCGACCGTCTAATTTTTCTGTGACTTGTTCGAGTTGTCCTTTTGAGGCACGCGTCAATATGTCTTTGATTTCAGCGAACGTTAATTCGGTGTCATCATACAAATGCATTAAATGTCCAGCTGCACCGCTCATTTTTATCCCATAATCAAGGCGCGAATGGTCGCCCTAAGTGTTTCAGAAACATTCGATTGTATTTTATTTTTCACACCAGTTTTCATAATTTCGAATATTCTCGAGGCTTCTTCGTCGTTATAAATCGGTGGTATTACATTCTTAAATTCTTCGAGTCCAGCTCCCGATGCGACCATCTTTCTAATAGCTGTCCCACGAATTTGTTGGAGATCTACATCGCTCATGTCTTTTTTTGCCCATTTTTTAACGACAGCCAACATTCCCGCGTATCCTCGGGATTCTCCTGGGCCGCTGTCGAACCTAATTCGTCCCGTCTCTAACATATCACCGAAATATTTTTCTCGTTTTACTGGGTCGCCTGCGTATTTTGAATATCTTGTGATATCATCAGGGCCGTCGTAAATTGTCAATTTTGAGATAGACGCTGGATTTATTCCGAGTTGAACTAACGGGTTTATTCCCGAAGTCATATTATCTTTCATCGCTTCAATTGTTAGAAAGACTGCAGCGATGGGCGTTGGTTTCGCTTCTAAAACTTCGACGTTACCCATCTCTCTTTCTATCGCAGTTTTGTTTATTTCGAATATTTCTTTTGCCATTTGCGAAGTGTATTCGAATTCAGAACCAGGCGTTTCACGGGCCGACAAACCGTATAATAAAACTGCCCTATCATTTTCGTTAGCTGCTAACGCAAGCATAGAAAAATGTCCGAGCGTGAATGGTTTGTATCCACCCGCGAATACACCTAAAGAAAATTTATTCATATTGTCCTTCTGATACTATATATTCTTAAATATGGGGGTAAATTTGTATGGAAAAGCCTACCCTAAGGTCTCGTATTTTTTCATGCATTATTTCTTCTCTGACGTGTTCATTATCTGCTCTATTTGTTACTATTGTATTAGCAGCTTATGTTGAAATGTTGGTCGAAGATTTCAACACAGAATTCGAAAAATATATTACAGAGGTCAAAGAAAATGAGCACCCGCTGCACGATTGGATACGGAGACGATTATCATCTATACGAAGAGTGTTTCGACACTGACAAAGTGTGGCTTGAAATTGAAAGTAAAGTATCAGATGTAGAATACCGGAGCTCTCCGTGTGGAGAACTTATCGTTGGAATCGACGTTACTGTCTGGCGTAAGATCGTCGAAGCATGGTTACAATCACATTGGGCAAAAAATCCTGATCGAGACCACCAGAAAATAGAAATCGATACCGAATACATCGAAGAATTAATCAAAAATTTCAAGAGTAAAAAGGAGAACAAAAATGAGTGATCAAAAAGTACCAGGACTCAAAGGCATCGTAGAAAACGAAGACGGGACGTTTGATTTGGAGATCGAAGATGGAATGGAAGAACAGTTTTATGCTTCTTTTGGTCTTAAGTTAGGCGATGAAGAAGGGCTGCGAAATGTAATCATACAGGCCTTAGAAAATTTCATGAGCCAAAAGCAAGATGTCTCAAATGAAGGGTAAGAATCCAGACTGGTTGAAGAGCGTCGAGCTTAATAGGACGAGTGTCGAAATTAAAATAGAGTCAGAAAGAGATGACGAGTTTTACCGTGCGTTTGGGCTGGAACCTGGTGACGACGCATCTTTGAATGAAATTTTAACTCGTGAGCTTTCGAAATTTATCGAGGAGAAGAGAAATGAGTCCGGAACTTGATGAAAAGCTTTGTCAGAAGTATCCTCTAATTTTTAAAGACAGGACTCTTAACGATGATAGGGCGACCTTGATGTGTTATGGATTCTGTCACGGCGATGGGTGGTATGGAATCATTGACAATTTGTGTGAAGGCATTCAGACATATTGCGATGAGAAGAAGACAAACGGTGCCCCTGAATTTCAAGTCGTCGCAGTGCAAGTTAAGGAGAAGTTCGGAGGCCTTCGTTTTTACGTAAACGGTGGCGACGACTACATCTACAAATTGATTGGCACGGCAGAAAAAGAATCTTGTAAGACGTGTGAAGATTGTGGTGCGCCTGGTAAACTGGATACTGCTGGATGGTGGTCGACGACTTGTGAATCATGTTTACAGAGCAGAAATGAAAGACGTCAGAATAGGTGACATAGTCTCGTTTATGGATGTAGACTTCGGTATAGACATCGAGCCACCTGTGGGTTTTTTAGAGCCGCTGAGTGGCTATACGTCTTTACAAAATGCGTGGATTCGAGCTTCAACAAAAGAAAAACAAATAACTCCTGACAAAAACGAAGTTGGCCTGGTCGTCGAGAGAGGCGACAATCTTAGCGGGACGTCTTGGTTCAAAGTATTAATTCGTGGTGGTTACTATTGGTTCGATGGTCGACACCTAATCGATATTTCGTTGCAGAATAAAATATAGCGTGAATAATATTCAACACCGATGCGTTGATACTATATAGATATAATTTTATGGCGGAACGATGAACGAAAACGAATTACGACTTGCTATTAGAAAAGAATTAAAAAGTATTAACGAGTCGGCTGACGTCGCTTCTCAAGTTGTGAGTGGATTTAATCAGGCCACTGCGACGCCCGAGCAGGTGATGTACGCAATTGAAATAATTACAGCAGCACTTACAGGTACGTTTCTTTTTTCTACTTGGATGCGAATGAAAGATCGCATAGCTAAATTAGCTTCTACTCAACAAAACAAATCAAACCAGAGGGTCAAATGAAAATCACAGAGTCACAACTTCGTAAGATCATTCGCGAAGAAATTGTTGCAAAGAAAAAGTTAAACGAAATGGGTCCAGAAGTCGCAGCTGCTTTCAGCAATGTTGGCTCTTCGATGGCGGGCATGGATCTCGGTATGATTGCACCGGCTGTTCTCGTGTCAGCTCTCGCCGCGGCGGGGATGTCAAAACCCATGATCGATAAAGTCCTCGCGAAAGTAAAAATGATGAAAGACGAAGCGTTGGGCGCGCTTCCTCCAGAGAATCGTTAAAAATAATATGATTTTTTGCTCATTTTGTGGTCGACGACATGATTCAACTGCATGTCCACCACAGACTCACTATCAATCAAATCCTTTACACGAGTATCTTGCTCCTGTGGATTTATTGTCTGTGATTCGTTCACAAGCAAATTACATAATATCTCTTGAAGAAAAACTTCGTGGTGAAAAATTAGAAACGAGAATCATCGAAGTTCCTATAGAAACTAATACTGAGAAGGTCACTCTATTTAAAGATCTTCTCACTTTCATCTTAAAAGAAGAAACACGACCAGAATCGCACGAAGAATGGGTCCACGCGACACACGAAGCGACCAAGATAGTTGCTAATCTCCAGACTACGATAGAATTCATAAAATCAGCTACTAATAGAAATGTTTAAAAAACTATCATAACTGTCCTATAATAAATTACTGGGAGGTTTTATTGCGTTTTTTGACGTTCGAAGAAGAACTGGCCATTGATGATGAAGCTCTCGAGAAAATGTTAGAATTACACCCGAACTTAACGAAACAAGAACTTAGAAATATTGCTATTGGAACTTCACACTTACTTCCCCCAAAATCCAGGGAACTTCGACAACAATTTAATGGGATCTGGCGAGATATTTGCCGTCGTGTTTTAGGAAAAGAATAAGGAGAAAACATGCAAGTCAATTTTATCCAGCAATACTATCAAGTGCCTTCTTTACCCGCGCGCGAAGAAGTCATTAGGCCTCAAAGGACTTACGTTACTGTCCTCGAGGCGATTGCTAAAATTCAAAATGAATTTAACGGCACGGGTCGACTTGTATCAGTTCATGCGTAGTAGTAGACGCGTTTGATAAATATTTTAGGTGAATCATGAGCAAAGACAGACAAGAATTCATCGAAGTCGCATTTTTCGTAGTCTTAATACTCATGTTTCTCTTCATAATGCATTCTAAAAATAAAGAAATTGAAAAAGAATGCCATTCTATGTGTATGCCTCTCGCTTATCACGTAAAGCAAGGCATTAATGGTTACGACTGCGCCTGCGAAGAAAGAAACCCGGGCGTAATCGAGATGAAGTATGGAAAGTGACGTCGTTCTAACCGCGTATCAACGTGGAAATCGTGATGGACTTATTTCCTTCGCGAAGTGGGCGATGGAAATGTATTCGTCTTATAGAGAAGACGCAGAAAAACTCGAGCTTAAAGCTTGTGAAAACGGCATGCTTGCCAAAGAAAACGTAAGACAGTCGATTACCACTCGTCGATGGATGGCCGAATCATTTAAAAACGCAGCCGATCATGCTTTAAGAATGTCAGAATCGTTGCCAATAGACCCGAATATAGATGTCCTTGATTGATAGGTATATCTGTCAACAAATTAGGATACTCATGTCTAAGCTTAGATTTGGAAATAACAATATCACGTTAGTCAATAGTGGTTCTTTAAATTTCGAAAGTGGTAGTGTATCTGCTTCGATATACATCAACGAAGGTGGTCAACTACAGTTTAAAAATCAGGGCACTAATGCTGTAGATTTTAATACACTCGTCGAAGGTAGACAAGGGCCTCAGGGTCCTGCCGGTGCTCGTGGATCGCAAGGATTACGAGGTCCTAAGGGCGAACAGGGCAATCCGGGACAGCAAGGTCCGCAAGGACCATCAGGACAAGGCGCAGGAGTACAAGGTCCTAAAGGTGATACGGGAGCTACAGGTGCACAAGGCGCGACCGGTCCACAAGGTCCTAAAGGTGATACGGGAGCTACAGGAGTTCAGGGTGCAAGAGGTATCGATGGTATCTCCGGCCCTCAAGGAGCAACTGGCGCGCAAGGTCCTCAAGGCGCAGCTGGTCAAAATGGAGCGCAAGGTGCGACTGGTCCATCAACGGGCATAGCTGCCGGTGATTTAGATGGCAATTTTCCGAATCCGAACGTAAAAGCTATAAGAGGGAATGCTGTTTCAAACGCTACGTTGGGACAACAAGATAACGGCAAGGCATTAGTTTGGAATGGAACACAGTGGGCGGCTACTTCGGTCCCGAGTATTTCTCCTACGTCCGCGAATAGTATTTCGCTTGTTCAAGTCCCGTCGGGCGATATTAATTTACAACAGTGGATAGACACGCAGTGGTCTCCACTTGATATACCTGGTTTGCAACTTTGGTTCGATAGTAACGTCGGAATTACACTCGACATTAACGGTAAAGTTGAATCATGGAGAGATAGAAGTCCTGCAGGTAGACTTCTCGTTCAACCAACGGCCGCGAATAGACCTAACATACTACAAGCGACTGAAGGTTTTGGCGACGCTCCCGTCGTCAGCGTTCGTTCTTGGAATCAACGCATGCACATAGAGCCTCCCAATAATAATCTTGGTCTATCCGAAAATGGCATTACGATAGTCACTGTTATTAAATCTACTGCGCGAGCCAGAACAAATGGACAATTACTAATAAGTCACACAGATTACCCATTCGTTCAAGGAACTATTAATACAGGTTGGAGTTTTTATCTTGCGCAACCTGGTCATACTGAACAAAATCACACTTCGTTTATAACTGCCAAAGCGAGCGGGGCAGGTATCGTATTTCAGGGTAATGATGTGATTGATGGTAATTGGCACGTTTTGACTAATTGTATCAATCATGCAAATAAAACTTCATTTTATGAACAAAATCGTTTCGGCGGTCCTTTAAGAGATAATTCTGACGGAAGCTGGAATCCGCAGGAAGTTCCTACTGCTATGGATTTCGACGATTTAAAGATCGGCGACCCTTCAAACTATCGATTCGTCATGTTTGGTATGAATAATTACGGTTCAGGTAATTCGAGCGTTGATATCGATAACGTCGATATGAGATTCTATTTTCAGTTTAATAGAGAATTAACAAGAGTTGAACTAGAAAAATTAACATCGTGGATTGAAAAAGAAATGAAAAAAACTTCCGGGACTCATACGAAAGTCTCGGATAGAGAACAGGTTCTTTATGTTTCCTCAAGTGGAAATGATGCGAATCATGGTAGACACTATAAATCTCAAATAAAAACGTTAAATGAGGCTCTGGAACGATTCAAAGATGTACCTACCAGAGCCAATGGTCTCGTCAACTCTTTTCAAATTGGTGATGGACATGGAGTTCCCTCTAAATTTATAGAAATTGGACCAGGAACTTATCGTATACCTTCTATAGAAGGTGTGCACTCTACACAGATTAGAGGCACAATAGCTATAGAAGATAATAGAACAATTTTATCTGTTCAAAGAACGGGTCACTTAAGCGTTGGACCTATCATTGTAACTATAGATGGTAGCACGTTGCAGAACGACGCCTGGCGCGGAAGACTGTTACAGTTTAATAATGCAGACGAGCCTACGTATCGACGGTTAATCGTTTCTAAAAACGTCGGAAACGTATTATATTGTGCAGCTGAACGGCCAGGCGAAATTTATGAAGCTGGTCTTTTGACCCCGGGTCAAACGCTCGGTTTAATTAAACACCTAACTACTCTTGAATATTCATTCGATAGATTTCAATTCATTTCTAATTGTTGGGATTTAAAGTTTGTCGATGTTATATTAACAGGCGTTAAATTTTTTAAAGGAAATCCATACACGATTGGTTCTACTGATTACAATAATACGCAACCTTACAATTACGATAGCCCGATGCTTAATATTACAGGTGGTTCACAGGTTGTTGTCGTAGGCGTTGAATGGCGAGATTTAAATTTATGTTGTAGAAATGGTGGAATTTTATATTTACGAAGAAGTTATTTCGCTCCACACGGTGGCGGTTATAATCAAGGGTTCTGGCAGATTTGTCGACACACGGGAATTCTCGAGATGGAAGGAGTCGCAGTCGACGGTGTATTAGGAACGCAAGTGATATTCTACGGTTCTACCCCATCTGGATACGGTGGAATATCTCATAGATTCGTAGTGGCTTCGAATTCTCTTCTTAATCTTAGGGCAGGTAATACCTGGCGCGAAATGATGGGCGTTGATATAACTTCGTCGAAAGTAGTTTATAACCCACAAGGTGGGCATTGGAACTGGTTTGATGAGACGGCGTACGCCTTTCGTTTAGAGGATTGTTCTCCATCTTATTTAGGGCCGATTTATAGAACTAATGTAGTAGGAGCTCCTGCTGGGGCGGACTGGAACTGGGACATTTGGGCTTCGAAGGGTTCTAAAGTTATGGCTAATACAGCGCTCATGTCTTCTACTACGCCCCAAGATATCCAAGAAGCGAAGGCACCATACACGATTTTTCCAGCGGGTTGGGCTCAACAATATAGATTATCGCTTGAAAATGACGTATATAGAACTTCAACTAACGGAGACATCTTCGGTCGATATGATTCTAAAGCGACCGAAGGTTCAACTTACTTCGATGGTTCATGTATCATCTCTGACGATCTTTTAACAGTTCCCGCTTCTCCAAGGAAAAAAGTTGCCTTGAACCTAAAAAATGGATGGTCAAACGCTGGCGGGAATTATGATGATGCTTCGATTTCTAAAGATGTGACCGGTCGTGTAAGCTTATCAGGAGCTGTCACAGGCGGTAATAATCACACCGTTATATCGACTCTTACAACTGGTTTGTATCCTGATAAAACACACGTGTTTTCAGTTCCGACATCTTCTGGCGTAGCTGCTATCGCAGTACAGTCAGACGGTGATGTATATATCTTAAGTACACCAGGTGGTACTATATTCTTGGACTCTATTTCGTGGATTAAGTATTAATATCTCGAACGTTCAATACAATAATTTAATTAGTAGGGGATTCATATTGTGAGCTTCAACGTTATTGAATTATTTCCTGACTTTGTGGTCGACATGTCCCGATTTAGAAAAGGAAAGTTTAAACCAGGTCTTATTTCACATGAAGCGATTGACGAGGCAGAAGAGACAAGCGATAAAAAACGAGCATCAAAAAACGTCTCGTATTTTTCAAGTTTTCACGCGATAGAGAATAAAGATATTGAGCAATTAGACTTGATTTCTAGTAACTTTCGTTTTGTTCGACTGGACATCTACACTCGAAACGCTTCGGTAGTGACTTACACACTTGAACACGGCGAAAAAATAAATAAGAAAATTTAATCAAAGACGTGTAAAGCAGAGAGAAATAAGTTATATTATCTAAGTCTTTGGTTGGTAACGAACACGAAGAAATAAAAAAGAATTTGTTGATTCGCTAAAACTTAGTTTCGAAGGGCGTTAGCTCAATCGGTTAGAGCAGCGGTCTCATAAGCCGCGGGTTCTCGGTTCAAGTCCGAGACGCCCTACCACTTATATAGTTCTATAAAATAGTACTGTTACAGTCGGCTTTTTGCCGGCTAAAATCGAGAAAAGAGTGCGACGACCCCGCAAGGTCCCACTTTGAGTTTGGATTTGTTTCCTTACCGTTCTCGTCGCAGGGGATTGGCTGCGTGTACCCAATCCCTCCTTGGTCGTCGGAGTGTCTTTGTTCGACTTCGCCTGGTCCCGGGCGACAGCTAATCACAAGTAACTGGAAGGGTTTGCACCAGACGTGATGCGACCCAGGGCCCCTTTAAAAAGAGAGAAGAAAATGTCAATGTTACTCTTCTTGTTTGCATGCGCGAATCAAGAGATTGAAAATGACACGTTCGATACAGCAATCGATGCCATTGCATGCGTTGATAGTCGAGGATACAAACACGAACCTGGTACTTTCTGGCGATGTGGCGATCGATGCGTTGTCTGTTCATGCTCAGAATCTGGTGAGATTTTCGAAACTGACAGTGGTCCTGCGATTGTGACAGAAGAGTGTTCGAAGTACACCGGTCACTCCCTTCCACGCTCTCCAAAATGATTCACTTGGCGTGTAAAATTCCAATTAAAACGGCCATTGCTGTCTCTGGTGGTAGGGACTCAATGGCCTGTCTTGATTTTTTACGTCGCGGCAAAAAAGAATTAACCGTCCTACACTTCAACCACGGGACAAAACACGCAGAAGAAGCCGAGGCTTGCGTTAAAAAATACTGCGAAACGTGGAATATTCCACTTCTCGTCGGGAAAATCGACGGAGAGTGCGAGAAAAATCAATCACCTGAAGACTTCTGGCGTAAATCTCGCTACGAGTGGTTCGAATCTACGGGACAAGGCACTATCGTAACATGTCACCACCTCGACGATGCTGTAGAATGGTGGGTCATGACCTCGTTAAGAGGGAACCCAAAGGCGATTCCAGTAAAAAGAGAAAGATTTATTCGCCCCTTCCTCTCAACTACTCGAGATGACCTCATCGCATGGGCAAATAAAAACAGCGTCCAATGGGCCCAAGACCCTTCTAATGATGACACAGATTACGACCGGAATTACATACGTCATACCATGATGCCACACATCCTACATATCAATCCAGGGATTAGAAAGACGGTTTTAGGTCGGGTCATGGCGAGGTTAGAGGAGGAATCGGGTGCAAAATAGTACTGGGCGACGACTTCCAAAAGTCGGCGAGATAGTCCAGTATTACAGTCTATTTCTAAAAGATAGATTAAATGGTATCGTCGTCGAAATTCATGAGCCACTGCCGACCATAGGTCATGAAGATCTCGTGTATTTTTCAGTCATGACGAACGAGGGAAAGCTCGAAAAGTGGAATGAGCTTGAATGGAACTATCCATATTTAGATAAATGACTAAAAATAAAAAAATCAAATCCGGAATGCTCGTGAAAGCGTACGACGAAGAGTTACGCTACATGGGTGTAGGATTCGTAGTTAGAAAGATAGATGACGCTACAGAATGGGACCTTCGGCAAGGCGGAGACTGGTGGGTGTTATTTGGAGATGGTGAAACTTACGTGTTCATGGGTGATGATTTAGACCCGATCGCAGAAGAGAAAATCAATAATTAAACTGATATTTAAATCCGGAGGTTAGGATGCCATCTCAAAGAATCGATACGTTTATTTTAAAAGTTGAAGCCACAGAATCAGTCGAAGACATGCTTCTACCCATCGTAGCGATGGATTCATTTTCTGCAGAAATGTCAAGAGACGGATTGACAGAAGAAGAGCAAATCGTGGAAGCGACAGAGGCAAAAGGAATTTTAGAAGGACTGGAATCCTCTGACGTTCGTAAAGCTTTTATCGGCGTTTTACAGACGTGGATTTCTACGAGAACACTCGCGTAGCATTCATGTTGTTTAGCTCCATATTTAACATTTGAAGTATGGAGTCATCATGAATTGTGAAGAAATCAACAAAATGCTAGAGGAGATGCGTCGAAACAAACCAGGCTCACAAGCCGATGTGCCCGATACTCTCCTCTCGCTCCTTACTGTCCTTAGATCGTTCCAATGTCAGGGATTCGTTGAGGCATGGGGCGAACGCCAACACCTCATAAACGCATGTCACGATGAAGTCGCAAAAATGAAAAGCACTGGGCTTGAACCACACAATGATATTCTTCGTCTCATAGAACATTTCAAAGGCGTGTGATTAGATATTTAATATCATGCGAAACAATAAAAAAATCCGTCTTGAAAATGCGTCTATAGCCAGCGAAGGCCTACTATGGCACGCTAAAAATGATGTGCCGTTATTCGAATCCGTCTATCGTTGGGGTTCTCTGGGCCACGTCACGCTTATGTCAGAAGCAAGGATGCTATGGGAACTTGGCGAAATACAACTCTGTGAAAACGACGCGTGGCTCTTAGAAAACACCGACATCGGTCGCTGGGGGATATTCGAAGGTCAAGTTGTGCCGTTAGATTGTCCATTTGAAGAAAATCTAAACGAAGCAGAGTATCGTGGCAAGACTGTCACGCTCAATAAACCATTTCGCGACTCTGGTGGTGGCAAAAAGTTTGCAGTCTATGTCAAAAACGATAAGGGAAACGTCATAAAACTAGGATTCGGACAATCAGGGATGCGAATAAAGACGCACAACCCAGAACGCGTCAAATCATTCTTGGCCAGACACAACTGTGATAGTCCCGGACCTCGCTGGAAAGCTCGGTGGTGGAGCTGTAACCTGCACCGTTATAAGAAACAACTCGGTCTAAATTTCAAGGGCAGGTGGTAATTTGTCGAAGCCCTATAGGGACGTGCTCGCTGGTGACGTAAAAGTGAGAACGTTCTCAGGCAATACGATCGATGAAGAACTCGTCTGGCATCGAGACGCAAATGATAGACTGGTCGAAGTTGTATCGTCTTCTGGCTGGCAAATACAATTAGAGGACAAATTACCCCGCGTGATGAACGAAGGCGATAAGTTCTGGATTCCTCGAGACGAATGGCACAGATTGATTAAAGGTCGAGGCGACCTGGTCTTAAAAATTACAGAGTCTACTTAATACGCATTCGATCTGAAAAGTTTATGATCGATATGTAAAGCTTCGATAATCTCATTACATTTTAAAAAGTGTAATCGAGGTATACATGAACGATGAAAAAGTAGTTGCGCTTCACTTTAGAGATTTTAATAGAATTGTTTTTACTAGAACTTATGTCAAAGATCGATGGAATATGGGCAGTGGCGAATCGAAATCAGGTCTTGGGTCATCTATGCTCTATACGCAATCTTTTAGAAAAAACTTACTAGATATAATCAGACGAGAAAATATAAAAAAAATCTTCGACTGTTCATCTGGTGACTGGAATTGGATGCGAACCATCGAAGATAAACTACCTGATTACGTGGGTAATGACATCGTAGAAGCACTCGTGAATACAAATAACGAAAAGTTCTCCAACGATCGAATAAAATTTATCTGTGGTGATATGATCGATTCTCTAGAAAAATATGAAGACGGTTACTTTGACCTTATCATGTGTCGACACACACTAGAACATCTCATTACTCGTTATAACGTCAGAGCTTTAGAAACAATCAAAAGAAAGACAAAATTCGCTCTAATAACAAATAGTAGCCAAAAAGAAAATAACGAACTCTTTGATTATGATGGATTCTCTAGTAGAGGAATTAATCTAAATCAAGAACCTTACCTAAGTATTTTAGGAGAACCTGTCTTCGTCTTTTACGACAGCGTCGGCGATGAAATTATCTGCGACAAAACTTCGAACTGTACGACAGGATATCTTTATAGATTTTAAAATACATATGTAGAATAATTTCTCAAAAAGTGTGCAGACAGTCAAAATTATCTAGAAAAATTGTAAAATTTTGAAGAACTAATATAAAACGCAATAGACTCGAATCATAAAATCATTCTAATGAACTCTCTGAGTCTGGATTCATTTTGACTGGCTCCTGATTTCATTAACTTTCTTGCTTTGACGCTTTGTTTCGCTGCCTTCCTCAACTTATCATTTGTAGACTTCGCAAAATCATGTAACACTTCGTTCGATAAATTGAGATTTTTTTCTGCTGCATAAAGTATGCGTAGGGTTAATTCATCGTTTCCGAAACTGATTATTTTCTTTAGAAGACTTTCTGACGTTGCAGGATTACTTATAGCCACGTGAAGTACATCTATATTTCCCTCATTAACTAGAGTATCTAAAATGTCGTTTGGTATTGCGGGATTTCCAGCTAACGCCAGGCTCGCACGCAAAGATCTTTTCTTACCATTCTGTTTTGACTCTTCGCCATCCATTATTTTCCTTAAAATTTCCTCTGGCGTCGACGGATTACCTGCAATCCGCACCACCATGTCTTCTGGCGAGGAAAATTTCGAACGAATCTCAAACATTTTTTTCAAGATATCGCTCGATGCGCCTTTGTTCGACACGATAGCAGTAATAATGCTAATATTAATGCGCTCTTTTCCATTTAACGCTCTGTCGAATAGTTTTGTTAAAATATTATGTGGAATAGATGGATTTTTTGCTAACTTGGTTTGTATCATGTTAGTATCATCAATATCAACATCTGCCAATTTTTCTAGAACGTCTTCTGGCGTATTTTTATTAGATGACATTTCCTTAAGCGCTTCCCAATATTCACCAGGATTCTTTATAGCAATATTAAACAATTTACGAAAATTCTCTTCTGGGAAGAACTCGCTATGCACAGTTCGTTTCATAACGACTGGGTCGTCACTCTCTGCGACCTTCTTCTTAATGTATGCTGGTGCATTGCTTCGCATAAGACTGTCAACGACTTTCGGATGTTTGTTCTGGGCACAGTAGAGATATACTTCATCTGAGATTTTTTTCTCTTTTAGAATCTGCGATATCAAGTCTGCTTGTTCATCCTTTGAAAGTCCTGTGGTCATTCCCTTAAATGCTTCGACTGATATTGCTGCTTCTGCGAATTTTTCACCGTAAGGACTTACACCTTTACTCTCTTTTACTTTGTCTTCGAGAACCTTCATGACCCCTTCGTAATGTGAACCTAAAATTTCGCGAAGTATTTTATCTGTCAATCCTTTGTTTGTTGCATCAACTGACAAACCACCATACGTTCCTTCAAGAACAGGTTTCCCATCCATAAATCCAATAGACAATCTATCTTTGTAATCTATCGCGTCATCTTTGATTACATAAAATAAAATTAATTTTGGATTACTGGCGTAACTATAGAATAAATTAGAACCAGACATTCTTGCCGTGCACCATGTCGTCTTCGGTTGCATCGTCTCTGGGTCATATCCGGCTATGTAACAACTATTGTCTCTAGAAGATGGTAACCACAAATTCCAGGGACCAACCTTCCCTACCTTATCGTTCTCGACCGCCGCCGTCTTTACTTCGAACCGTTGTTTCTTTCTCTCTGATAGCGAGAGGATTGTCTCCATCTCGTCGACAGTCATATTAGACGGATCGGAGGGATTTTCCCAAGAGCGAGAATCTGGTGGGAATGCCTCGTCAACAGCTGTCTTAAATTGCTCGTTTGTCTTGTATTTTGCACTTATCGCAGAATCCTTCATTGAAAATGCCTTCACTGTTTCTAATGCATCAGCGAATGGATGGGTCTCTTCCCTGCTTGGATTCTTTCCAAACCTAGCACTCAACCAACCGAACCACTTCGGCTGCAACAATTTAATGTCTTGAGCGTGGTCTGGATACAGCTCAATCAGGTCGTCCTTGACTCCCTCTAATAAAAGGGACTCGATAATAAGGCGCAAGTTTCTATAGCTCACAATAGTTCTCCGTAATATCACTAAATATACAGGCGCCGGGACACAAAATAATCTCAAAAAAGTGCGCAGGCAACCTGTAAAGACGGGATAAACAGGTTATATTATCTTTGTCAGTCGCCAATAAGGAGACAATAAAAGATAAAACGTCCGTGTAGCTCAGTTGGTTAGAGCATTTGACTGTTAATCAGAGGGTCGTGTGTTCAAGTCACACCTCGGACGCCACTTTAATTTTTACGCCGAAGTAGCCCAGCGGCAGAGGCCATCGACTCAAAATCGATCAAGCGTGAGTTCGAATCTCACCTTCGGCATTTAAAACTTTAAAAGCCAGCATAGCACAGCGGCAGTGCAACAGATTTGTAATCTGTAGGTCCGCGGTTCAAATCCGCGTGCTGGCTCCACTTTTTTCTTTTAAATCGTTTTGCGCGTTCATGGTGAAAGGGATATCACACGAGTCTTCTAAACTTGCATTCCTGGTTCGAATCCAGGTGGACGCATATTTCACGGGATTGTAACTCAGTTTAGGAAGAGTAGCGGCCTTTTAAGCCGACAGTCACGGGTTCGAACCCCGTCAATCCCATTCTTTTTTCGCGATTCGAACTAATCATTGATATATAATGATATGCAACACTATCATTATGTCTATAAAATCACGAATCTATTAGATGGTAAAATCTATATCGGTAAACATTCAACTTCCAAAATCGACGATGAATATATGGGAAGTGGTCTACTTTTAAATAGAGCTATCAAAAAATATGGTATTGAAAACTTTAAAAAAGAAATAATACAATTTTTTGATACTAGTGACGAAGCATTTCTATTTGAAAAGTCATTGGTTACTGAAGATTTCGTAAAATCAAATGAAACTTATAATATGACAACAGGTGGAAACGGCGGGTGGTACGCTGCGAATCATGGCGATGAAAAAATAATAAAAGCTAATAAAGCGAAAGCTGGTTCTATAGCCTTCTTTAAGTGTTGGCAAAATCCAGAGTTTAGAAAAAATACATCTTTACGAGTTGCAGAAAGAAATCGACAGTATTTTAAAGAAGGGAAGTTCAAAGCTCCTGACTGGACTGGTAAAACGCATCGAGAAGAAACCAAAGAAAAAATTGGTAAAGCGAATGCGATTAGTCAATTAGGTGAAAAGAATTCGCAATATGGAACTTGTTGGGTCCATTCTTTAGAAGAGAAGGTTAGTAAAAAAATCAAAAAAGAAGAACTTGAGCAGTGGCTTTCTCAAGGATGGATTAAGGGTAGAAAATTTAATTTTTAATTTTGTCTCCGTAGCTCAGTGGATAGAGCAACTGATTCCTAATCAGTAGGTCGCACGTTCAATTCGTGTCGGGGATATTCTGATAGTCTGTGCCCCATATATACCAATAAGCGCGTTGAATGTTTCAGCGCCGGGGGATTACAAGATGGCTATTAAGTTGTCAGAGTCTAAGTTGCGTCAGATTATTAGGGAAGAAGCTCGTAGGATTAGTGAGATTAGCGTCGCCGCTGGATATAAGAAACGAGTTGGTAAGGGTGCGATGGCTCCGGGTGGTTATGATGACCCTATGGATTATGCTCCTTGGGCAAATGCTCCGAAAGAGACTGCGCCTGAATTAAAGGTTGGGCAGAGACGTTGCTGGGTTGCTGATTCTTTTAAGGTTGTCGCTGTCGATGAAGAAGAGGGTCTTGCGACGATTGAAGATGAAACGGGTTCTCGCAAAGACGTAGATATCGATTTGTTATGGGACTCGGCTCTCATCTCCAGCGTCTGATAACGACTAAAAACGTTAAATAAAATTTGTAACCCGCCTGTCCATTTTTGGATTCGCGGGTTATATTATTTTGCAACCGCATCCAACATGCCACAATGCCCCATATATACCAATAAGTGTGTTGAATGTTTCCACGCTGCGAGGTTATGATATGGCGATTAGATTGACAGAGTCTAGATTGCGACGAATCGTTCGAGAGGAAATCGAGCGTAGTCTGGATGAGATGGCATTTGCGGGTAGTCTTGGCGCGGTCGATGGTACGGATTTTGGTGGAGAACCTGCTGACGCCAAGCAGCAACTCGCAGTAAAAAAATACACGCAGTCTGGTTCTTGGTTGAAGAAAGCGTCTGCTTACTACAAGAATATTCCATTTAATGTATGGATTGCGACTGTTGCGGGTATCGCGGGCGGTGGGAGCGCTTTCGAGGAAGTAGGAATCAATGTTGACGATAGTGATGATTGGGCCGGCCGAGCGATGATTATGCCCATTGAGGATGGCAAGGAAGCTCTCATAACTGTTGGGTACGACCCCGCATTAGTGAATCAAGTTGGTTCTAATGATTTAATCATACTTATTTCAAACATCAATATGTTTCAGGGTGCGTTGCCGTCTCCTTGGATGGTAATGCACGCAATATTTGATTCGCAAGCGTCTGGTGGTGGTTCTGATATCGCGTATAAGTTGGCACCAACTTTTAGACTAGTCCAGAAAAAGTGTCTTGTCGCGACGAAATTTAAAGCTTTGACGATGGCATCGGCGAGAGATGGCACGTTACCTGAGTCTTCAACTGAAGATGTTTCCTCAGAAATTATGTGTCAGGAACTCATTACGGGTCGAGGGTTTCATTACAATCAAGATGCGACAGGTGAGACCATTCCTGAGCTCGAAGAACTACGCGCATTGGTCAAGCGAGCTGGTGACGAGTTCCGTAAGAACGCTCGAGGCAAGATGATTTGCGCGAGAGTCTAGTTCTCTACTTAATTTGATACAATCTCATAACCCGCCTGTCCATTTTTGGATTCGCGGGTTATATTATTTTGTAACCACGATTAAGGTGTCACGATGTCGCCTCCGTCCGGAACGATTCTTAATGCCCGGTGCAAGAATGACCTCTCGTTCGGTTTAAACGAGTGGACGTCGACCGAGCGTGGCGAGCGATTTCTACTTCTTGAGGTTTCAAAGAGACCTTACCCAGGATGCTGGACGCTATCTTCCCGCCGTGGAATCGTGCATTGGTTCAATCTCTGGGTTCACGACGAAGGCTGGAAGAACAATTGGGACGTCGTGAGTTGGGGGAAGGAATGAGTGCCGACGAACCTCGAATACCTCGTGTCGGTGATATCCTCGTGGCGAGGGAGAACTTGACCCTATGGGTGCCGTGCATCGACGAGAAGAACCACACGACCTATTCCTATTCCAGCGTACGAGATTTTGAAATGGGTGATGCTGTTATCATCGTCGATATCTTTTTTAATACTGGGATTTGGCGTGTATTTTCGGATGGGAACATCTATGATTATGAGACGCCGAGTGTATGGGACGATGATTGGGACCTAATCGGGAGCGATGAAGAGTGAATAACGAAATGAATCGTCAACCCAAACCCGGTGATATTTTAGTCGCGAAGTGTCGGATTCACTTGATTAATTTTATTGTGACGCCCATTGGACCGAACGAGCCTGGGGATTTTATCTACTTTGCACCGGGTGATAGGGCGTTGCTGGTGGCCATTGAGGGTGGTGAAGAATACGGTTTCGTGTGGACGGTGTTGGCGGGTGGCACCACTTGGTCGTACGATAGCCTTGACCGGGATTGGAGCGATGATTGGGATATTTTAGTTTAAAAATGTAGAATTTATTGTATTATATTCTTTCAGAGGAATCGTGGGAGAGCGGTTTATTCCAGAAGTCTTGAAAACTTCCGTATCGAAAGATACCGCCTGTTCGAATCAGGCCGATTCCGCCACTTCGGGGGATTAGCTCAGTGAGAGAGCACCTGCTTTGCACGCAGGGGGTCAGGGGTTTGACTCCCCTATCCTCCACCATTTAATATAGTTTTGGGTGAATGCCCGAGCGGCCAAAGGGAGCGGGCTGTAAACCCGCCGGCTTACGCCTACGGAGGTTCGAATCCTTCTTCACCCACCACCTCGCGTTTTGTATAAAGCGCATACTTAATAATATAATGTATTAGGGGGTGGAAGATGCCGAGTGTTGCAACGTTGAGTGGGATGAAGTTCGTTAGTCCGAGTTCGAGTATTATGAAGACTCTTACTCCTTCAGCTTCAACTGCTATTAAAGCTGCAGCGAGTCAAACAGTTGATAACACTCCTGCAGTCATTGTCTCGATTAGTCAGGCGGCTCTAGAAGCGACGGGAAAGGTCGAGGCGGACGCTGCATCGTCGACGAAGTTAACGCCATTCGACTCGAAAGATATCACGCCAGAGATGCTCGCGAGTGTGCAGAAGATGTTATTAGACACGTATACGAGACAGACGACGTTGGCTGGGTATGGAAGTTCGACGATGGATTATTCAACGAGAATGTCTTTGTATTCTATATCGAAGAGCCTCGACGCGATAAAGAAATATTTGGTTAGTCCACCGTCGTCTTTGAGCACAGTAGATGGTAGAGTTGCATCCATCGTTCAGTCGGCTGCATCAAGTTATCTATCTCTTAAAGATGTAAGCACTAATTACGTTAATACCAAGAGTTATACTCATATTGACATTGGGACATCTAATACTGGTAACGATGAATTATTAAAGAATACGATTGAAAAATCTATTACAATCTTAAAGCAAGAAATTAATTTGTCTACGCGAGGTTTGAGCATCTATGATTCGAAGACGCTGAATTATTTCTTAAAGTCTGTTTCTTCAGTAGAATCTGTGAGGCAGGTTCTAGATAAACCATCGAATGAAATCGGTTCTTTAGATTTTCAATTTGCTGTTTTTGCGCGACAGGTTGCGAAGGGCGTCGTGTCAGATATCGCAGCAAGACGTGGTGGGAAGCAAGTCGTGATTGATAAAAGTTTGTTTGACTCAATCGACAAAGATTCTTTTTTCGAAACTCTTAAGAAAGCTCTAGTTAATGATATTGAATCTTTCAAAAAGACTGCGTCGATGTCGAAACCGACGCCCGAAGCTCTTAAAGACACAGAGTTGTCTTACGAGTTTGCCAAAAAAGTCGTAGATTCAGGACTTGATTGCGCAATCGAAGTGTCTCAAAAAATGTCAAGTGACCCGTTGAATGAAGACTACGGTGGTCTTGTTCTTATTAATCGATTAATTTCTACCACACTTGAACAATATAATTCGCAGAAGATTATAGAAAGTTCGAAAGATACTGCAGAAAAAACGATTTCTTCAGTTCCTGATTCGACTTCGCAAATAGCAAAAAGCATAGCTCCAACGACTGTTGGGACTACTAGCGTGGCTAAATTAGTAATCACAGCTCCGGCTTTAAAAGCTCTTATAGCTGCGGCTTCGAAAGTTTCTATTCTAAAATCGAAAGTCTAATTATTCATAATAAACAAAGAATAAAAACTTTTTATATTTTATTTGTGCGGGTGTAGCTCAGCGGTAGAGCTGGAGGTTTCCAACCTCCCGGTCGCGTGTTCAATCCACGTCGCCCGCTCCAATTTTAGGGCTATCGTCCAAGGGTAGGACATCAGACTTTGACTCTGAGAATCTAGGTTCAAATCCTGGTGGCCCTACCAAATCAGGTCGCGACCCACTGTGTTTTGTTACTAACGCGGCGGCGGAATTGCCTATAGAAACTTGAAGCGGTTGTCGGGTCGCCCGTGAGGATCGATTCTAATTGTTGCAATAATCCTGATGCTTCTTCAGGCGTGAAGAACGTTCTGAATCCTTTCGGTAAACCGTTAGCAGTGGCTTCTAAGTATTGTTTTATTTGCTTCGCCATTTTATCTTCAGGTGTGAATGAAGCTATCCTATTTTCGAGCTCGTGGAGATCGTATGTGCTCTTTTCTGAGAATACGGCATAAATTGGAGCTTGTAACCTTTGTACTAACGCGTAAGAAGCTTCTGGTATTTTAAATGATTTCGAAGTGCCAGTTGCGAATATACCTTCTGGTGCACCGCCAAGTATCGAGTCTCCAAATATTTCTACGAGTGCTGTCGAAATTAGAGATTCAATAGCTTCTTTATCGGCTCTCTTCATTTTCGGAGAAGATGAGACGCCAACTAATGCAGCCTTAACCTTTTCGGCGAGTTCAGGCGAAAGAGGTTTTGGTTTGCGAGTAATATCAGCCTTCGACATAAATGTAACATGCGGTTGTGCAGCGTTCAATTTCGACGCGACTTCTGGTGTTAACGCTCCCGTAAATTCAATCGCGAGAGTTTTGTCGCCAACAGTATAATTGACATAGTCAGGCCTATTATCTGGTTTTAGGATTTCAAACTGATATGTTTTTCCTTCCATTTCAGGTGGCAGCGTTATCGAACGAAGACTGCGCGCAGTACCTCCCGTGTCATATCTAAGTCCGTGCGGGACTCCTTTTTCTTTTGCATCCTTGAATATGCTTCCGACTTCTCCGTCTTGTATTTTGATTTCCAGGAATTGACCTGCTAATTTTTCAGTATAAGAAATTAGAGGATCGCGACCCAAGATGTCTTGTAGTACTTCGATTATGTCTTCCCTTGATAGGTCAGGAATTCTTGGGGTCGATTCAAGAATGATCTCTCTGATTAGTGCGCGAAATTCTTTTAATAACAATTTAAATCTCCAGATATTTCTAAATACTTATCCTTATGTTAACGTTACCCGACCTTGTTGGAAATACTCCACTACTAAAATTTGACTTGGGCGATTTAGTTATTTGGGCGAAGGCAGAATTTTTAAATCCAAGTGGTTCGATAAAAGACCGTCCGATGTTAAGAATTATGCAAGAGGCAATGCGAGAAGGTAAACTTGCCAGAGGTGGAAATCTCATAGAGGCGACTTCTGGTAACGCAGGTATTTCATTTGCGATGTTTTGCGCGTATTATGGAATTTCTTGCACGCTTATTATGCCGAAGAACATGAGTGAGGAAAGGAAGAAAGCGTTTAAGGCTTATGGTGCAAAGCTCATAGAGGTGGGAGATGGAGATTTTGAGGGAGCGATTGCGCTTAGGAACGAAATGGCTGAGACGAATGGTTGGTTTAACGGTAATCAATTTCATAATCATTGGAATATTAGGGCTCACATTGATGGTACAGGTAGTGAGCTCTGGAATCAGCTTCGTGAACAAGGTATTACGCTCGATGCTTTCGTAGCCGGGACTGGTACAGGTGGCACATTGATGGGAGTCGGGCATGTATTTAGAACGCTTTCTCCCAATACGAAATTAGTTGCTGTCGAACCAGCCGAATCTCCAGTTATGAGTGGTGGACAAAAAGGTCTTCATGGCATTCAGGGAATCGGCGATGGTTCAAAATTTCTCGTGGATTTGAAAAAAGTCGACGATATAATCCTTGTCAAGACTCATGAAGCCGAAGAACGCTCAAGAATATTGGCGGCGTCGTCGGGTTTATTTGTTGGATTTTCTGCTTGCGCAAATTTGATAGCCGCAGAACGATGGGCTCGTAAGACAGGTGCTAAAAATGTCGCGACCGTACTCTGCGACCGGGGCGAGAGATATTTCAGTAATCTTTTCTAAAAAGATGTTCATTTTTTAAATACGAGTTATATTAGTTTTGGAGGTGGGTGTGTCCAACTCTCTACTATGAACTGCTCAACGCTGCACTTGCGAATGGTCATCCATTCCACGTAGTGGCTTGGGCGGATAAAAAAAGTGAGACTCGCGGTATTTGTAGCTGGAAACAGACTGCAAAATATAAAAAATGGTATCAAGGATGGAAGGGTTCTTGTCATGAACGACATGCAGAAGTCGATTTGATACTAAAGATGGGAAAAAATATCCCAAGAAAAATTTTTGTTACTCGTTTTAAGTCGACGGGCGAAATTACGATGGCCAAACCTTGTATTCATTGTCAAAAATTTCTTCGATTGCGTGGTGTTGAAGTCGTTCGATACACAAATTGGGATGGTGAGTGGGAAGAAATGACTCTTGGTTGATATATAAAAACGCATTCAACTTTTTTGGAGTCACTTTGTTACTCACAAATTTATTATTTAGTTTTGGAGTTATTGTAAGCCCGTTTAATAGACCCGCTGAGCTTGTTAGTGGGCATTTAATGTTAAACAACGAGCTTTCTTATAACTTGTGCAGCGGCGTTTATTTTTCTATTCCTGATCAGGATTTGAGTGTCTCTCGTCCAGAATCGCGGTTGCTTTTTTCAAAAAAGATATAATTTGTTCTTGAGTTACACAAGCTGCTAAATTTGGAAACTTTAGTATAGCAGAATGTATTACTCCGATTATATCGCCTTTAGAATTTAGTATGGCGCTGCCTGAAGATCCTGGCGCGGCTGGAACTGTGTAGTAGTCGCTCCCGTCTTTTTCGCCAGAATAATATCCTTCGAAAATTAATAACATGCCTGGTGCGAATATTCCACTTGGCGCAGCCATATTCCAAACCCTATCTCCATGTTGTGGAGTTACAAGCGAGATGCCGAGGGGAGTGCCCCAAGTCCCATCTGTTTCGAGTAAACACAAATCAGGATCACCCGAATAGACTTGTGATGTTACGAAGTGCTTTTGTCCTTCGAAATCCTCGATCATCGTTACGGTATCTCCGGCTTCTGATACTGCGCATGCGTGACCGGCCGTGAGTAATCTTGTAAATCCGTTCTCTTGTTGTACTATCGTTGAAGACGCAGAAGAGACAGCAGTCATGCCTTCTTGACAACCATCTTTTAAACATTTTTCAGCATTTTTTATAGTGACTATCGAAACTACAAATCCAAATGAATTAGATGGAGGGTTAATTCCGTCTTGTCTAACGATAGTTCTCACTTCACTAAACGAGGTGAGAAAAAATATAGAGAATAATAAGAATAATGTCGAAGCTACCCTCATAAAATCACCTCGTGACGCAGCTCATTTATTTACATAGTCTCGAGAATAATTATTGTTGTAAATGTTTGTAACTTTGGGTGTGTAGCATAGTTGGTCTAATGCACCACGCTGGAACCGTGGCACTGTCGAAAGGCAGTCAGGTGTTCGAATCACCTCACACCCGCCACTTTTCGATATAAAATTTGAGATGTCTGATAATAATCTGTATGCCACATTAACAAGGAGGGCAAATTGTTCAAGAGTCTTAGTGCAGTAGTTTTCATGATGGTTGCTGGTTGTGCTTCTGAAACCGCGGTCAATGACCAAATTACCGATAGTGTTACGCAAACTCCCGCGCCAGTAGATGCGACTTCTCCTGCTGCTGACGTCACAGTAACTGCAACGGGTTCGTCGACTGTTACGACTCCAGCTACGAGCTGCGCCGATGGTTCAACGCCTGTCGATGGCGTATGTCCACAGGTCGGTGCTACCTCTACGACAGTTACGCAGTGATTTAAATAAATCCTTTAGGAAGGGGAGCAATTGCTCCCCTTTCTTTTTTCTGTATCATTCAAATGCTTTTCGCTGTATAATTAAACAAATACAATAAGGAAAATGATGAATTTTCTAATTCTGTGTTTATTTTTTACTAAAATGGCGTATGCACCTGGTTTGGATAAGAGCGAGATTATTGAACCAGTGTGTCTTAAAGCAAACGTGACGGAAAAACAAAGAATCGTAGCATGTGCTATTGAAAAAGTAGCAAGAAAGCGAGGATTTAAGTCGGAACATGTCATTCGTGGTCTAATCGTTAACGCATTCGCTGAAAGTGAGCTCGATCCGAGAGCGACTTCTCCTGGTCATAAATCGTTTGGAATATTTCAACTACATGTAGATGGTTTGGGCTATAAGATGTCTCGTAAAGAGATGTTCGATGTTGAAACGTCGACAAACGTGATCGTCGATTTTATGAACGATCAAAAATTAAATTACAATAAAATGGGAGAAAAACAGGCTACAAGAATGATTTGTTCGACTGTTTTACGTCCTAAAGATAAGAAAGTGAAAATGAAAGAAAGAGTTGAATTATTGAGTAAACTTTTCTAATAATTTTTCTCTAAGACTATGTTCTTTTTCTCCAGCGTGATTACTTTATATGGGTCCGAATGATAGAATTCGGCAAAATTAGGAGAAAATGATGTTTGGTCTTATTCACTACGATATGATTGATAATATGTTTGGCAATACCAAGAACACGTTCGAAAATTCCTGGCTTGCGAATTCAAACGTTCGTAGGACGGATGAAGGGTTTGAAATCGACATCGATTTGCCCGGCCTTTCTCGTTCTGATATCGACGTTGAGATCGTTTCGAATACACTACGAGTTAGTGCATCTCGTGAAATTCGAAATTCGTCGAGTATGTATTCGTTTATTCCGAGTCCTGTAAATGCTGCGAAAAATTCGGAGACGAATAAGGCGACTTATGAAAAGTCGTGGTCTCTACCTGACGGTACAAACTATGAAAATATTTCTGCGAAGTATGAAGCTGGTGTCCTTCATTTAGAAGTTCCTGTGAAGCGCCCAAGTAAGCGAAAAATTTCAGTAGAGTAATTTTTCTTGGGCCCTGAGATAGTTAATAATATGACAAATCTCAGGGCCCTTGTTCGCGAAATTATAGCAGAAGAAATCGGTAGAAGTTATAAAACAACACTTCCGCCGGAAGATAGTATGTTTAATTGGAGAAGTGTCCCTGGCGTCGACGCAAATATTTCGCCTGATGTTGCTCATGGAGCATGGCGAGTTGTTATAAACGACGAAGAAGATGAAGAAAATAGCGAATCGATGTCATTTAAAGACGAGACCGAAGCAAAATTTTACGCAAGAAAGCGCTCCGAAGAACGTCTAAAGAAAATGCAGGGTGAAAAAGATTTCCCTGCTAATTTCATACAATATAAAATTTAAGATTTATCGCTACAATGTAACTGTGATATAGTCTTTGATTCTATCATAGTGTCTAAAATTATACCTGGAGAGTCACTTGATTACGAAGAGCGATTGGATTCAGTATTTTCCTTATGCCGAGTGTCGTGAAGCGCAGGAAAATGCGATTAACGCTGCTCTTAACGCATTCGTTACAGAAAATAAACGCTTCATGGTTTTGGAAGCTGCGACGGGCGTTGGAAAATCTGCTATCGGTATGACTATCGCACGTTACCTCACTGCGACGCAACCGCAAAACTCAGACTCTGGGTATAAAAACGGTGCTTATTTTTTGACTACTCAGAAGCTGCTTCAAGAACAATACATCCACGATTTCGGTGAACCTGACGGTGGCATGCGACAAATTATGTCGGCTGCAAATTATCAGTGCAAGCATCACAAAAAACAAAACTGTGGTGAATCCCTACAACAATTAAAGGCAGAGACTGATACAACGTCGAAGTTTTATCGCACCTGCAAATTTCACTGTACGTACAGAGAAGAAAAGACGAAGTTTATTTCATCAGACGAGTCGGTGACAAATTTCAGTTATTTTCTAACCGAAACTGCGTATTCCGGAAAGCTTGAGCCTCGTAACCTACTTGTCGTCGACGAAGCGCATAACGCAGACGGCGAGCTGTGTAAGTTCATCGAAATCTCGGTATCTGAGCGATTCGCTTTGAGCGCGCTCAAGCTTGAAATGCCAGAACTCTCTACTCAAAAGCAATCTTTTGATTGGGTTAAAAACGTTTATATTCAGCAGTTGAAAGTTCATGTTGCTCAATATGAAATGATTATCGAGAAGTTCAAACTCAACGAAAAAGGTAACGGAGAGTTCGAAAAAATTACGAAACAGTACGATATGTTGAGTAAACATCTTACGAAGATCGAGCAATTCCTTTCGCTCTACGATGAAGAGAATTGGGTGTTTAATCTTTCTGATGGCGAAGGAAAGGGAATGCGAAAACTCGAGTTTAAGTCGATCGACATTTCGCCATACGCCGAACAAATTTTGTTTAAAAGTGGTCGTAAGGTATTAATGATGTCTGCTACCATTATTAATCAAACAGGTTTTTGTAGAATGCTTGGCATCGCCGACGACGATGTTTCGTTTATGTCGATTCCGTCTCCATTCGATTCTAACAATCATCCAATTTTCGCTTTTCCAATCGCTAAAATGTCAGCTGGGACGATCGATGCTGACCTTCCTAAATTGGTCGAGGCAATCAAAAGCATCCTTGAACAACACCCAAAAGAGAAGGGAATCATTCACGCTCATAGCTATAAAATCGCCTCTTACATTAAACAACACATTAAGAATAAACGACTGATTTTCCATGGTTCTGAGGATCGACACAAGAAATTAGAAGAGCACATGCGCTCAAAAGAACCTACCGTAATCGTGTCTCCTTCGATGCAGGAAGGCGTAGACTTGAAGGATAATTTATCTCGCTTTCAAATTATTTGCAAGGTTCCGTACCCTTATCTTGGAGATAAAATTGTCAAGAAGCGTATGCACCGCTGGGGTTGGTGGTACGCCTTTGAGACCGCGAAAACTGTTGTTCAGTCCTTAGGTCGTTCTATTAGAAACGAAAACGATCATGCTGCGAGTTACATTCTTGATGTCGACTGGCAACGATTTTATGGTAGTAACTCGCATCTATTCCCAGAGACATTTAAGAAGAGTTTACAATAGATAGTTAGTATTAAATTGCGAGGATCACATGAATGAACACAATATCTTTAAAGATGTGCAAGAACTTAGGATGCACGCTGACGTTTTTAACGAAGAACTTATCGTAACGTCAGGTGGATTCGATCCCATGCACATTGGACATCTTCGCTGTCTTCAAGAGAGCGCGAAAATTTGTCAAGAGCAAAAATATTTTAAGGGAAAAAAAATTAAATTTGCAGTTATCGTTAATAGCGACGGATTTTTAGTGCGCAAAAAAGGCAAACCATTTATGCCTGAGGCTGAGCGTATTGAAATTATAGCTGGCGTTCGTGGTGTAGATTATGTTGTCCCATGGGATGATGGTTCACAAACAGTTGTCGGAGCTATAGCAATACTAAAGCCCGTTGCATTTACAAAAGGTGGCGATAGAGACGCTGCTGCGAATGTGCCTGAATTCGATTTATGCGAAGAAATCGGTTGTAAAGTAATTTTCGGAGTAGGTGGTGGCAAAATCCAGTCGTCATCGTGGCTAATAGAGTCAGCATCAAATGTCGACAAATAATGTAAGCGTAAGAATTTTTCTTGAAAAGAACCTTCGTATTAACGATGAAGTTAAACGAATATTGGAGTTATACGTTCAATATTGTTCAAGAGCGCTTTCGCTGCACGACGAATACAAATGTTATCTTGTTGGAGATCGTAAGAAACACAACATAGAAACAACAGCAGTCTGTCAGTTCGAACTAAAGAAAATAAAAATATTTTGTCGTGGTAGATTGCTTCCCGATGTTCTACGAAGTATCGCACACGAAATGTTTCATTTAAAACAACTCGAAAGTGGATTACATCCTAAAAAAAGCGATTTGCATTTCTCGTCAGAACTCGAAGATGGCGCGAACGAAGTCGCTGGCAAGTTATTAAATGCTTTCACAGAAGTTATGGGACATAACAAAGTATATGAAAAGGAGTTAGAAAGTGAGTAAATTTATTGAAAAGCCATGGGGTAACGAGGAAATTTGGGCAGAATGTGAAGCATATCTTGGAAAGATTATCACAATTAACCCGGGCTTTAGATTATCAAGACAATATCACGTTAATAAAGAAGAGACGATACGAGTCCTCGAGGGCGTGCTTAGGTTAGAAGTCGGTTCGCAAGATGATTTACGTGTAGAGTTTTTGATACCTGGTGAATCTTTTCACGTCAAACCAGGAACAATCCATAGATTTTGTGCAGAACAAGTGGAAGTCAAGCTATTAGAAGTGAGCACGTATTATCCAAACGACGTTGTAAGATTAGAGGACGATTATAATAGATAGTCTATGTAGATTCCGCAGGAGTCGCACATTTTAAGGTCTATTATATGCACAAAACCTATAACATTTCACAATTACGAGCTAAGATTGTCCCATGAGGAATAGAAATAATAAAATCAATGGGGCAGGTCTTGTGGCTATGTCTTATGATATGAAAAAAGTGTTAACACTTTGGGTTGGTGAAAGATTAGACCTACCCAAAGGTGCTATTGAACGAGGAGAAACTGCGTTTCAGGCGGCGTTTCGAGAGGCACACGAAGAAGCGGGCATACGCGAAGAAGATTGCGAATTGGTAAGCGATCAGCCAGGAATTTTTGATAATATTCAATTTTATTACGTTTTTTGGGATGGCGTTCCTACAATTGCGCGAAATCCTAAAACGGGTATTTTAGAACATGATAAAGCAATTTGGCTTCCTTGGCGTAAGGCGATTGATAGATCGCCAGAATTTTTAAAGCCTGCATTATTTCATGGTCTTGCTTTAACGGCCGTTATGCCACGCAAGAAGAGGTCATAAATGTCTATTTTTAAAGAACATAAAACTACAGCAGATCGTTCTGCTTCTGACCGAGCGAGACATAAACAAAAGATAGAAAAGGCAATTCGCGAAGGTATAGTGGATATTGTTTCCGAAGAGTCTATTATCGGACAAGACGGAAAGAAAAAAGTTAGAATTCCTGTTAAAGGAATTAAAGAATGGCAATTCGTTTACGGCGATAATAATCAAAAAAGCGCAGGTTCAAGTCCTGGTACGGATCTTGAAAAAGACCAAATTGTTCGACGCGGTGAAAAAGGTCAAGGTTCTGGTCGAAAGGCTGGTAACGATAAGGGCGAAGAATTCTACGATGTAGAAATCGACTTGGACGAATTAGCCGAATATCTATTCGATTCTCTCAACCTTCCGGATTTAGAACGCAAGAAGCTTCGAACAGTTCTTGAAGAAAAACCTCGACGACATGGAACAAGAACTTCTGGCATTAAGCCTCGCTTGGACAAACGTGAATCGGCTATCCAGCGAATCAAGAGGTTATCTGCTGCTCGACGTGCAGGAGCTGTTGAAATCGATCCTGAGACTGGCGATGAAATTTTTCCTTTTCACGATAACGATCTTCGATATCATCATATCCAGAATCGTCCGAAGGAAGCCACAAACGCCGTTATCTTTTTTATGATGGACGTTTCTGGTTCAATGACGCAAAATATAAAGTTTCTTGCTCGCTCATTTTATTTTCTTTTATATCAATTCATTCGTCACAAGTACGAGAAAGTTGAGATCGTGTTCGTCGCGCACACCACCGAAGCTTTCGAAACTGACGAAGACTCATTCTTCAAGCGTGGATCGGCCGGTGGGACATTTGTCTCTTCTGCACCAGAACTCGCAAGAGAAATTATTAGAGAACGTTATCACCCGTCAGCGTGGAATATTTACGCGTTTCATTGCTCGGATGGTGATAACTTTGATGAAGATAACGATGGCGCCGTTCATCAATTCAAAGAGCTCGGTTCTATTTCGCAGTTAGTTGGATACGTCGAAATTAGACCACACGAAGATAGAATGGCATGGGAAAAAGAAGGTTTCGTGTCGAAACTATACACGCAGCTCTCTGGTTTGGGCGCGCCCGTAAAGGTTGCGACGATTGGAGATAAAACTGAAATTTGGAAAGTGTTCATGAATTTCTTCGGAGGAGAAATAAATGTCTGATTATACGCTTGATGACCTCGAAGAATGGGACAAAAAAATATGTGAACTTGCCAAAAGTTACGGTTTAGATTGGTACGAAATTGCTTATGAGACCATCAATTATCATGAAATGATCGGTGCCATGAGTTATCATGGTATGCCGAGTCACTATTCACATTGGTCTTATGGAAAGTCGTTCGAAAGAACCCACGCGATGTACAATTCAGGTAACGAAGGGCTTCCTTATGAATTGATTATCAATTCTAACCCTTCAATAGCCTATCTTATGCTCGAGAATCCGTTGTATTTACAGATTCTTATTATGGCTCACTGCGTCGGTCATAGTGATTTCTTTAAAAATAATAGGACCTTTAAAGATACAGACGCTGATACGGTTGCTCTTCGTTTTAGAGCCGCAAGAAATCGCATACAAGGTTATATCGAAGATCCATCTATAGGTGTAGAAGCAGTCGAAAAAATTCTTGATGCTTGTCATGTGCTTCAGTATCAACACGATCGACGAGGAAGAATTCGTCTTTCGGAAAGAGAATTACGTAAGAAGTATCACAATCTTATTAAAAATGATGAAAAGGGAGAATGGAAGGATTTCGATATCGAAAAAATTCCCCTTGAACCTGAGTACGATATTTTAAAGTTCATCATGGAACAAAATCCTCGTCTTACAGACTGGGAACGGGATTTGATTAATATTGTTCATGAAGAATCACTTTACTTTATGCCCCAAATTCGAACTAAGGTGATGAACGAGGGTTGGGCAAGTTTTTGGCACTATAAACTTTTGCATGAACTTGATCTGCCCGATGAATATCACCTTCCATTTTTAAAGACGCACAACCTTGTTTTGCGTCCGTGGGGATTAAGAATCAATCCATATCACCTTGGATTCGAAATCTTTAAGAGAATCGAAAAAGATTTTGGTCTTGCGGAATGTTTTTTTGCCAGAGAAGTATGTAATGATGAGAGCTTTATAAGACAATATCTTAACGAAGATCTCGCTCGAGAGCTAAATCTTTTTACTTATAGCAAAAAAGGAAAGGGAAGAAGTGGTGATTGGACCATCGACGAAATTGTTGATGACGAAGATTCATTTCAAGAAATTAGAAAGGTTGTCATGGGACAAGTCGGCGGTAATATGATACCCATTATTTACGTCGATGAAATGAAGGACGGAGAATTAATTTTACGTCATGAACATGATGGAAGAGATTTAGAATTAGATTACGCGGACAATAGTGTTAGAATGGTTAGAGAGCTCTGGAAGGGTCCGGTTAAGCTCTTTACAATAATTGAAGAAGAAGATTTTGAAGTTTCGTAGAAACTCGGAGGTATTATGGATTTCTTAGACATTATTAAAAAGCAAAGGAAAGAATCTGTCAAGGAAGCGTGGAGGGGTACCTTCGTAGACTATCTTGGCGAAATTCAAAAGAGCCCAGAAGTTGTTAAGTTAGCAGCTCGTCGTCTCGTCGATTCAATTGAAGGTTTAGGTGTCGAAGTGCTCGACGAATCTGACCCGCGATGCCGTAAATTATTCGATGGTGATCGTCTAAAGACCTACAACTATTTCAAGGACGAATTTTATGGTCACGAACGTGTAATCGCTAAGATCATGCGATTTTTGAAGTCAGCGTCACTTAAGGGCGAAGAAAGTCGTCAGGTTCTCCTGCTCATGGGTCCTGTCGGTTCTGGTAAGTCTGCGCTCGCTGACCACCTTAAAAAGGCGCTCGAGAAAGCTGCTGAGCCGGTCTACCACCTCGACGGGTGTCCGATCCGTGAAGAACCATTACACCTACTTCCCCGCTCGCTCAGGGATAAGTTCCAGGAGATCTTGGGCATTCACATCGAAGGCGATCTTTGTCCAGTTTGTCGTCATCGTCTAATGGAGGAATACAAAGGTGAGTATGAAAAGTTCCCAGTTGTACGTTCGTCGTTTTCACAGCGTGGCCGCCGAGGCATTGCAGTTGTACCTCCAATGGATGCCAACTCTCAGGACGTTTCTGCTCTAATCGGCTCAGAAGACATTTCTAAGCTCGATAAATTTAGTGAAGATGATCCTCGCGTTCTAAATTTGAACGGTGCTTTTAACGTTGGTAACCGTGGTGTCGTAGAATTCGTAGAAATTTTTAAGAACGAAATTGAATTCTTACACACGATTATCACTGCGACGCAGGAAAAGAGTGTTCCAACTCCGGGAAAGAACTCGATGCTTTACTTCGACGGCGTGATTCTTTCGCATTGTAACGAAGCAGAGTGGAATCGATTTAAGTCCGAACACACAAATGAAGCGATTCTTGATCGTGTTGTTAAGATTGAAGTACCTTACGTCTTAGAACTCACTCAGGAAATGAAGATCTACGAGAAGATGCTTCGTAAGTCTGATTTCCGTTATCATCTTGCGCCTCACACGATTAAGACTGCTGCGATGTTCTCAGTTATGAGCCGTCTCAAGCCTTCACAAAAGTGTGATCTCATCACTAAGATGAAGATTTATGATGGTCAAGAAATTGTCGAGAAGGGTCGCACTAAGAAGGTCGACATTCGTGACCTCCGCGACGAAGCAAAGCATGAGGGCATGGATGGTATTTCCACTCGATTCATTACCAAGGCCATCGACTCTGCACTCACTGACTCTGATAAGGGATTCATCACACCAATGCGAGTCGTTGATGTTCTTGTTAAGCAGGTAAAGGAACAAATCATCAACGAAGATGATAAGAAGCGTTACCTCGAAATTCTACAAAAAACGATTCGTGAAGAATACCTCAAGATTCTTGAAGGTGAAATCGCGAAGGCGTTCGTGACCGCTTACGAAGAACAAGCCCAGGCGCTATTCGATAACTATCTCGATAACGCTGAGGCTTACACGACGCGCCAACGTCTTAAGGATCGCGTGACCTCAGAAGAACGCGAGCCAGATGAAAAGTTCATGAAGAATCTTGAAGAGCAAATTGGTATCACTGGTTCGGCTCGCGATGGTTTTAGAGCCGACGTGACAGCATTCATGTTTGCCAAGGTTCGTCGCGGTACGAAGGTTGATTATAAGTCATATGAACCTCTTCGTGAAGCTATCGAGTCTTACCTTATCGCGTCAGTAAAAGACATGGCTCGAATTGTTACCAAATCGAAGAGCCGCGATAACGAACAACAAAAGAAATATTCAGAAATGATACAAACGATGATCGACTCGTATGGTTATACAGCAGAATCTGCCGAGGAGATTTTAACGTTTGCGTCGAACAATCTTTGGAGAGACAGTTAAGAATAAAGAAACTATTCTTTTCTCTCAAATAAAGGGAATCGCCTCAGAGGTTTTTCAAAAGACCTTTGCTGGTGATTCCCATTTGTTTTTTGATAATCGAATCGTTTTTTTGGGACCACAAGATTTATTTAGAATCCTTGTCGAATTAAAAATAAAAGAAGACGAATCGGCGGCCAAAGATATACTACTTCGTAATCTCTACAAGGTAGAACAAACATGTCCAGGCTCTGCCGTGATTTTATTGTCGAAAATTGTCGAAGCAGAATTAAAGATTAAAAAATCAGGATTACTTGATAGAAGCTTCGTCAATAAGATTGTTGAAGACGCGAAAATAGAAATTCTTCAAGATTCGATATTAAAAGCCATAGAATTAGGTGGTTCTAATTGTTCGATGAGTATTATTAAAAATACTCGCAAGTCGTACGTTTCATGTGACGATTGCTTTTCTTTTCCTATAATTCAAATAAAGGAATTTGGAGAAAAATTAAATTTTTCGAATAGCTACCTTGTCATATACGATGGTGTAATCGAGCGTGCATCTCAAATAGACAAGATTATTAATGAACACATTAAAAAAGAGTCGACAATTGTCTTATTAACAAGGGGATTTGGATACGAAGTTGTTAGTACGTTATTGCACAACTGGCGTTCTCAAAAAACAAAAATTGTACCAATAACTTCAACGGTTGATTTAAATTCTGAGTTCGTGATAAAAGATTTGGCGACGTGTCTTGGGAATGAGAACAACAATCTACTTTTAGAAGAAAGATTTTTGATTAAAAATATCAGAATCGAAGATTCGAAATTATTACTTCAAGACGAACGACTATCGAAAAGTTCCAAAGAATTAATTTCTAAAATTTTAAAAGAATCTATAGAATTCAATGGTTTAAAAGAAATCGTTGGAGAAAGGATCAAATTTTTATCTTCGAGACGAATAGAAGTCGGAATTGGGAAAGAATTTGGAAATACCGTCGATGTTATTTTTGATAGAATCGATTATATTAATAGAAATTTAATTCGTTCTAGAAAAAGCGGGTGTGTTGAAGTCATGATAGAAAACAAATCGATCACAATTCCTATCGAAGCGATTAATATCGCAAATAATTCTTTCAATTCATTGAAAAATAATTTATCTCATACATTTTTGGTGAAAAATGTGGCTTGAACCTTCTGGTGAGCGCGATAGAACAATCGAGATGTTCGAAGATATAAAAGTACAAGAAAATAAAACATATGTCGGTACCGATTCGCATTCTTATGGAAAAGATTGGCTTTTTGCTACTGTAGTTTGTTGTCATACTCCTGGGCGGGGTGGGCGATTTTATACAAAGCGCATGCGCTTTCCTAAAGAACAATTTAAAACTCTTGTTGACAGGTTACTTTACGAAGCGTATCTTTCCGTTGAAATTGCTCAAGAAATTGAAGAGACGACGGGTAGAAAAGCAAAAGTCCATGTTGACGTCTCTTCAAGAGATACGATGTCTTCTAAATTTCACAGTAATGTTTCTTCGTACGTGATGGGTATGGGATTTGAAGTATCTTGTAAGCCCGAGTCGTGGGCATCATCTTGCGTTGCAGATAGACAGGCGAGATAATATTTAACTCTGGCGTGTTTCAGTGTAAGTTTATTTCAGGAGCTAAAATGAATGAAGTTAAATTAGGTCAAACGTACTTTGACGTTCTTAATATGGTAAAAGATCAAGTAGCTAATAATTTAGTAGAAGCTACGAGAGGAGAAGACATTTCTCCCGATCTTCTACGTAAATTAATTTACACTGCGCAAGCTACTATCGACGCCTCAGGAGGAAATGGCTTGTCGGCGATCATCAAAAGTTGTAAGTGAAAATGAACGGCGTCAAACACTTAGTGGATTGCAATTGCATTCTTCCTCAAATGCGTGGAAAGACGCCGCCTGTTTTTCATTCTTTCGTCGTTTTTTCAATAGAAAATGACGAAGGTCAAATATTAGAAAAATTTGCGCAATGTAATAATTGTGGCATAATACATCGCGTTTATGACGTCTGTAAGTCAGAATTGATTAAACGTGAACAACATCCTATGATTCAAACTTTTTCAGATATATCTCTTTCAATACCATCAGAATTGTCTTCCATTCTTACAACATATAAGTGTGATATTGCGACGTGGGAACACGTGCAATTTATTTATTCGAATGAAAAATGGGGAGAATTTACTATCGTATCTCGAGAGTACGATGATGGTGTAACTAATGGAAAAAGATTGATCATTGAAGGACCAGCTAAGTTTAGAATTGAACCCATTACGTTTTCGGAGACTTTATGAGTGAAAATGATGAATTAAAGGGAGACGTAAAATGGTTGCATCAAATTCAACAGTCTCGAGAAATTGTCAGAAAAATACTTGATTTTGGTGTAAGTCAATTTCAAATTCTTAAGATTATCGAGTCCCTGGCTCTCGAAGTAGAGGACAGGAGCGTGATGCTCGCGTTAACTGACGCTGTGCGGACTACGATAGATGCGTCGGAACAACAAGTAAAAGAAAAAAAGGAGTTAATACTATGAATCAGAATATTATCGAAGCCTGGACTGCCATTAAGCTCGCCGTTACTGAACTCGATGTCGATGTCGTTAAGAATGCGAAGGGTAATGCTTCGGCCGGTATTCGCGCTCGTAAGGGTCTTCGTGCTCTTCGTGATAAGCTCAGTGAGCTAGTTAAGACCACGCTAAACGAAGAAAAGTCTGCGAAAGAAGACGCAGCAGAGTGATAAACAATCGGGAATGTTCAGATTAAATTCTGTCATTCCCGATTATTTTTTGCAAGATATATAAAAATGCCTTTGATTTTCAAATGTGCATAATGGAGAAATTATGAAGCGCGATTCTTATAAAAAAGGCCCACGATTCGGTCCAGGAGCGTGTGGATATTTAGAAGATACTATCCAACAACCTGCTGTAGCGCCAGTTGAACCTATCGTTGTAGTCGAACCCGCTAAAGTTGAACCTGTTGTTGTAATCGAACAGGTCGAAGTTGAACAAGAAGTCATAGTTGAACCTATCTTTGAAGCGCAACCATTAGTAAAACCAGCAGTTGCACCTGTCGATTCTAAATCTTTTGATAAGAAGAAGAAATAATCTACTGTGTAGCTTTCATTTGTCTTTGAAAATATAAATCTTTCATTATATTTTTTTCCATTTGACAAATGCGCATTCTTGTCACTCCAAAAATATCTCCGATTTCTTGAAGCGTGTGTTCGCCGATTTCACTCGCGATTATGGCACAATTCAAGTTATCGGGGTTATTCATCCATCTGCGACAAGATTCCTTGCAGCAAGGAAGTTTTCTATCTTTGTGCTCTTTAAAACAAGTTGTTCCTTCAATGATGTTATCGTTTTGCATACTTAGATTATAATGTGTCGTTCTAAGATTTACTAAGTCGCATTTACTATTGACAGTCATTATGTGAGGTGTGTTTGAGTGAACGTAAACTTTTGGTCATCGATACAAGCGTTTTGTTGTACGATGCAGAGTCAATTTATCAGTTTACAGGCAATGACGTTATTCTTCCTATGATAGTTTTGGAAGAGCTCGATAGATTCAAGGAAAAACAAGGGACTGTCGGAAGCAATGCAAGATTAGTCAATCGATATCTCGATGAATTACGAGAAATTGGTTCTTTATCGACCGGCATAAATTTAAAAGATAAAGACATCGTAATTAGAGTTTCGAACGAAGAGCGTCGACACGATTTACCTGACGCTTTTCCTGCAAATCAAGGCGATAACAGGATTATATCTTCGGCCTTAGCATTACGTGCGAATTACCCAGATAAAAAAGTCAAAGTAGTTACGAAAGACATCAATCTCAGAGTCAAGTGTGATGCGCTTGGTTTAGAGGCAGAGGACTATTACAGAGACTTGCCAATATCTGTTAGAGATGGCAATCCAATTCACTCTGGCGTACTCCACGTCACTCTTGACAAAGATGCCATTGACCACTTTTATGCCGATGATGGTGTGCCTTTAGACGCCACAGGAGTGAATCCTGAGCTGTTTATACAAAACAGTCTTGTAGTTGGAACAACTCCCGAGGGTCAGTCTTTAATCGGTATGGTAAAAGACGATAAAATCGTGCCCCCGAGGACACTTGGTGACAGTATGATTCAAGTGAAGCCTCGTTCCAAAGAACAAAAGGCAGCGATGCACCTTTTGACTGACCCTGACGTTCCACTCGTCGCTTTGACTGGTCTTGCTGGTTCTGGTAAGACGTTCTTGGCGCTCACGGTTGGAATCTCTGGTCTTCGAAACAAGATTTACGATAGAATTATTATCACCAGATCGATCGAACCTGTTGGTCGTGATATCGGCTTCTTGCCAGGTACTGTCGATGAAAAGATGGCACCTTGGTTAATGCCTATCGTAGACAACTTTAGAAACGCATTCCATGACGTTTCATGGTTCGAAATGATGAGAGAGAAGGGAGAAATCGAAGTATCTCCAATCACTTATGTTCGAGGGCGTTCATTTGCTAAATCTTATATCATCGTCGATGAATCTCAAAACTTAACGATACATGAATTAAAGACGCTCATCACTCGTTGCGGTCAGGATACGAAGATGGTGCTTCTTGGTGATATCGATCAGGTAGATACTCCATATATGGATAGATACTCGAACGGTCTGACTATCGCTATCGAAAAGCTTAAGGGTCAGGATCTATTCGGACATATTAAACTTGATAGAGGCGAAAGATCACAATTAGCGACATTAGCAAGTAGCATTCTGTAAACGTAAACCTTCAGGACGATATATAGTCCTGAAGGGTGAAATATGTCGAAGGTTTCGAGATCTAAGAGAATCGATAGAAATAGATACGCGAAAACGTATCCATTCATAGTTCGAACGCCCAAATATTCATACGTTAACGATCCGCCTGTTTCTTATGAAATAGGCGAAATTTGTTTTTCAAATAATGATACTGTAACTTTGACATTTCAAACTACCTATTCTTCGATACCGAATATATTGATAACCGCTAAGGGCGACGACTTTAATGTCTGGGTTGAAGCAGTCACTGCGTCTTCTGCGATCATAAGAGCATCGACGAATACGAATAATTGTATTTCATATCAAATCGTAACGGTTGGTGAATAATGCCAAGAAGATTCCCTGGTGATTCAATAACTGATCTGATGACCGAAGTTGGTACAGCAGTTACTGATTCTACTGGGCAAGTTGTGGTGAATTATTCAGTTGTACACTATTCAAACATTAACATTTTATTAACCCCTGATGACGATTCATTTAACATTTTTCTTATAAATAAAATAGCGTCGGGCTTTACAGCGGGTTCCTCTGTACCAGAACGTCGATTTACTTATAAAGTCATAAGTACGAGGGCATAATGCCGATAGATTTTAAAGCATCGCAAATTAGAACGAATAAGATTATTGCTTCCGGCTCTAATTCGAAACCGTATTTATTAATATATCCTTCTGGTTCTGCCCTTAATGAATTAGGCGCATTAACTAAAATCACGGGAACTGGTAGCGATGGTTGGTTATTCGTCTCTGGTGGTATAAATGCTAACGAACGCGTTGTGTTTGGTGGAGACACAATAGTCTCTGGTACTTTCGTTGTTAGTCCACATATTACAGATTCATTAATTTATGCTACCGCAAGTTCTAATCCACTTTCTGCACGTGTGGGTATCAAAAGAACTGACCCGGAATCTACTTTACATGTTGGTGGAACAAACGAACCGGGTTTTTTGACAGACACTGGCGCTATTATAAATTATGGCAGAAATAACGCTGCTTCATCTACGTTTTTGGTGCAAGGAAAATATGGCGGTGATCATGGATTACTCGTCGTTTCTGCATCATCTGAACGCATTGCAATTGGAAAACACAATCCGAATGCTAAATTAGACGTATGCGGTGATGGTATCTTTAGTGGTTCATTACACGTAACGGCTTCATTGATTGCGAGAAATATTACTGGATCTATACGTTACGTCGACGAGGCAATGACGACAGACTTTCTCGTTGGAAATGCTACTTTCGATGATTCGACAGGACAATGGACGATAGGTTCAGGTGGCGGTGGTGGTGGCGATTCATATTTCGATTCAACAACTGCGGGTTCAATTTATACAACAGGCTCTACAGCTTTCGTAGGTGACGAATCGATCGATTCTCCTTATGATAAGGGTTCTGACGTATTTTTTTATGTTTCGGGTGCAAATGATGATACGGCATCCGCGTTGTTTGGCGGAAAACTTGTTGTAAGTGGAGTTACACAACACCACGATGATGTTCAAATAACAGGTTCATTATCAAGTGTAGGAACTTTAGTAGATCTACAAGGTTCTACGGTTAATATTGCTACTACAGTATCTACTTCTTCAATCAACATCGGTGCCTTGGGCAATCTAACAAATATCGTCGCGGCCGGCGATGGAAAAATACAGCTCTTGGCGAATATTGGTGGACCAGTCGGCAATAATCCTCCTGCTGGATCTATTCAACTTTTGGCGAAATCTACAGGTGGTGTAGGTTTTAATCCTGCGGGTGGTGAAGTTGTAATCGAATCTTCGAACGGAGTCTATGTTAACACCAATGGACATATGACTTTTCAGATGAATTCATTTTCAAATGAAACTTTAGAAATACGAGCTTCGAATGCGTTTAGTTCGACTCCCAACGTTCTAATCCAGTCTGATGGAAATTCTGCGACTAATTCGATTGATATAACTTCTGATAATGCAGGCGGTATTAGCTTAGGCTCTAATTCATTGTATGATACAGGAGATATTTTAATCGGTCAACAGGAATATCAACGAACGATTAAATTAGGTAATGTAAGTTCTGTTAATCAATATGTTATTATAGGTTCTGAGTTTGGCAATTCTTATACTGCAATTAGCGGAAGCGCAATTGTTACCGGTAATACTACACTCGGTAATTCATCGACTGATACACTCGTAGTTAGCGCATCTCTTGATTCGAATATAATACCATCTCTTGATTCTACTTACACGCTCGGAACACCCGATTATCGATTCGCGCATGTTTATACTGGTGACTTACATCTTCGAAACGAAAGAGGCGATTGGACCGTTATCGAAGAGGAAGAATATCTAACTCTTAGAAATAACAAAACAGGAAAACGTTATAAAATATCGATGTCGCCTTTAGATGACTAAAAAAAAACATATATAGAATCGATAGCATACATTTGCATCATGGGGTTCTAAAATGGCTTTAGTTGGACACATATCCGGTAGTTCGCAATCGAACTCCGTTATAGGAATCAGCGGTTCTGTTATCGTAGCGAATCGTCCTAATTCATTATTCCCGTCTCTTCCTGGTTCTGATACGACGTTCTTCGTTTCTGGCGCGCTCGATGGTTCAGCTGCGTCAGTATTCGGTGGCAAGTTAGTAGTATCTGGCGGAGTGAAAACCACAACAGTAAGTGGTTCTGGCGACTTCGACATCGGTGGTAATTTAAGAATCGCAGGAGATTTGAAAGTAAGCGGAGATTATATAAAGTCTTCGACAGGAGCTACTGTAATTGAATTTACAGGTTCGAATGTAGTTATCCCGGGAGATCTAACGATTAAAGGAACTACTACGACTGTTAGTAGTTCGAATCTCGTAATATTCGATCAATTGATAGGCATAGGTTTTGAATCTGGCTCGATCGCGAGAACAAATGGTGATCGTGGTCTTGTAGGTGGGTTGGCTACTGGTAATAATGCCTCTGTTTTTTGGGATAATTCAGAGTCTGAATTTGCTGTCGTTCGAACGAATTCGACGCCCGACGCTACAAGCATCAATATTATTTCTTATGCCGATTTACATGTTGGTACATTAACAGGTTCACTTATTAAAGGTGCAGCTCTCACAGGTTCTTTGACTAAATTAATTGACGGTTCTGATTATTTAATAGCCGGTTCCAATATTCAATTAACAACAAGTTCTTTGGGTCAAATAACTATCGACGTAGCTGGGTTAATCACTCCTCCTTCGTACTTTAGTTCTACAACGCTAGGTTCAATTTACACTACAGGTTCAACTGCATTCGTTGGTTCTGAGTCTATCGATTCACCGTTAGATAAGGGTTCTGACGTATTCTTCTATGTTTCTGGTTCTACGAATGGTTCTTCAATAGCTTTGTTCGGTGGAAGCATTGCAACGTCTGGCAGCCTAAGAGTCGATGCAGACGCGACATTCGGTGATAGTTCGAGTGATAAGGTTATATTCAACGCCCATGTAAGTTCCAGCATACTTCCTCATGCTGACATGACATATGACTTAGGTTCTCCTGCATATCGTTGGGCGAATATGTACACGGGTGACTTGCACCTTCGCAACGACCGTGGTGATTGGACCGTTATCGAAGAGACCGAGTATTTAAGCATTCGAAATAATAAGACTGGTAAGATGTTCAAGTTCGTTCTCGAACCAGTCTAAATAAAGATTAATCAACGCCGGGTGATTCAGTTATCCGGCGTTGATACTTAGATAAGGACGGTTTAATATGGCGTTAATTGGAACTATTTCTGGAAGTAACGGGACATCCACAACTGCAATCTCTGGGTCGGTCGTCATCGCAGATAGGCCACCTGGTGAGTTTCCTTCTCTGCCACCGAACGCTAAGTTTTATGTTTCAGGTACAAGAGATGTTAATGGTCCACTTGGCGCTATCGCTATATTTGGCGGAGACGTATTCGTAACCGGTGGTCTTGGTGTAAGCGATTACGTCCAAATGTTACCAGTTAACGAATTAAGAATTCCAACAAATACAACGGCATCTTACATCTACACGTCGGGTTCGACTAATGACATGTATTTTACGCAATATGCAGGTCCTTACACGAACACAACACGTCTTCGTTGGTTAGAGAGCTCATTATCAACCGGTCTATTGCATGGTGGTATCTTATCGACACAAAATGGGACGACGACATTTTCTATAACATCGGGTTCCGGTATCATCGTTTATCAAAATGCGTCGACCTCGTCAGACCCATATCCGACAATAGCTTTCGCCAAGTGGCCGGCTTATGTTAGTCAGTCTCTACAATATTCTGGTTCTGCGCAAATTACTTACATCGCAATCGACCAACACGGTGAAATTTTACAGAGTCCAACTGCATTTAATGATGCGCAATTCAAAGATAGAATTGTTCTCGGACGCGTCCTACACCAGAGTGGTTCAGTCACAAACGGTTCTACGAATACTCCAACAACTGCTTACGCCGTCTCGCAGAACACGAACGATTTTGTTAGAGCTTTCGGTCCCTTAAAAATATCAGGACACTATCTTGCGGCGAGTGGTTCAGCGCCTACGTTATCTTTAACTAAAACTGCGGGTCTATCTTACGTTGAAGGGCGAAATTATGCTAACGACCCCAATAATCCGAACATCGTTACGGCAGACACTGATACAGCTGTCACAGTAAGTAAAATTTATCGCGAGTATGTGTCAGGTTCAACGCCTATTATAGACACAGGTGTTGCAAATGCAGGATATACAGTATTAGACCCGGGTCAATACAACAATAATGGAACACTCGCGTCTGTCGGTAACGGTGAATACACAGTCCAAAGAGTCTTTTGGTTTCCAAGATCCGTTAATCGTGCGTTTTTCATATATTATGGTACTGCAAAATACACGACTATGGATGATGCAGTCGCAGGTATAGGAACCGAGAATTTTATCGAGGGTGATAATACAGCAGGTTCTGCAATATTAGTAGGTTATATTTGTCTTAAGGGAAATGCCCTAAACTTACTTAACACGCTCGATGCGAAAATATATCAAGGTGGATTGTTTAGAGGTTCTGCGGGAGCATCATTCGGTGGAGCTGGTGGTGGAACATTACCCGGTGGATTAGACACTTATGTCCAATTCAACGACGACAATACATTCGGTGGAGACTCGGGATTTACCTTTAACAAGACAACGCACTCAATCACATTGACAGGTGACGTTAACGCAGTGAATGCTTCGCTGTCAGGTCAAGTGAGTGCACCGACTGCCTCGATCTCTGGTAATACATACTCAAGTGGGACTTTATACGCTAAAGATGTCTCTGTCTATGGAAACTTGACAGTTTCAAGTGGAAGCGTATCTATTTCAGGTTCTACAGTATCAATAAGCGCAGATGCCTCTGGTGGCATCAATATTGCGACTAACGCTATTGCTACTCCTATCAATATTGCAAATAATACAACAGCGGGAACAGTTAACATTGGTACTGGATCTGCGACGCAGACTCTAAACTTTGGAACTGGCGATGGGGTCAAGACAGTATCTATAGGTTCGATTAATAATACATCAACTACAAATATAAGCGGTGCAACAGGCGGTATTAATATCACTACAGATGCAGTCGCGGGTAATATTAACATCACGAATACTTCAACCGGTATCCTTAATTTATTTAACGATACTGGAACGGGAGCTGTCAATGTTGTCGGTGCTGCAGCAACGGGGGCAAGAACCATTAACGTTGGTACGGGTCCTACTGGTACAAAAACGATTAATATCGGCCCGAGTAGTGGCACGGGTCATACTGTTTCTATTCAAGCGCCTTCCTCGATTAGCATCGGCACGTTGCAAAGTCCGACAATCAATATTGCTACAAGCGCATTGACACAGACGACTAACGTAGGAACCGGTGCAGGTATAAAGACAACTACCGTAGGTTCTACGAATACAACTTCTGTTACGACTATTCAAGGTGGTTCCGGAGCGACGGCGACGACTGGCGTTGTAGTTTCTGCAACAGGTTGGTTGAACCTTGGAAACGACACTGGCACGGGACAAATTAACATTGCAGGCGCTAATGCAACAGGTGCAAGAACAATAAACGTCGGTACCGGTGGAACTGGCGCTAAGACTATAACAATCGGTGAAAATACTATCCCAGGTTCGTCGGTCACTATAGCCGGAGGTACAACGGGCGCTGTTAACATCGCTACGGCTGCTGTTGCGACGCCTGTTAATATAGCAAACAATACTGTCGCAGGCACAGTTAACATAGGCACTGGCTCTGCTACGCAAGCTCTAAATTTTGGTACCGGCGCTGGTGCTAAGACGGTAATAGTCGGTGACAATACAACAGTAGGTTCGTCTATCACTATAGCCGGTGGTTCGACGGGTGGTGTGAATATTGCCACTGCTGCTGTTGCAACGCCTGTTAATATAGCGAACAATACAACGGCAGGAACAGTTAACATAGGCACGGGTTCTGCTACTCAAACTCTAAATTTTGGTACTGGAGTCGGAGTAAAAACAGTTTCTATTGGTTCAATTAATACTACATCCACTACTAATGTAAGCGGTGGAACGGGTGGTGTGAATATTACAACCGATGGTGTTGCAGGTAATATTAACTTAATAAATACTTCGACTGGTGTCCTCAATCTATTTAATGATACAGGAACAGGAGCTGTCAATATCGTTGGCGCTGCAGCAACGGGGGCAAGAACCATTAACGTTGGTACTGGTGGGACTGGCGCTAAGACAGTAACAATTGGCGATAATACGGTGGCAGGTTCGTCAGTCACTATAGCTGCTGGTTCAACAGGCACCGTTAACATCGCAACTGCTGCGGTTGCAACACCTGTTAATATAGCAAATAATACGACTGCTGGAACGGTTAACATTGGCACGGGTTCTGCTACTCAGACGCTTAACTTTGGAACAGGTCTTGGTAATAAAACTGTTATTGTAGGTTCGAATAATGCAACTTCAACCACAACAATCGATGGATATAATGCAATTTTTATTGGACAGGGAACTGGATTCCCGTATATTAATATTGGCGGTTCTAACTCTGGTCAACAAAATATTCTTATCGGATATACGTCGACAGTCACATCAGCTCAAAATATTAGAATCGGTTCCACAGGTAGTATCAACTCCAGCGTTACTATCGACGCAGGAACAACAGGTGGTGTAAGCATAGCAACATCAGCAGCAGCTGTTCCGGTTAATATTTCAAATAGTACAACCGCTGGTACTGTTAACGTTGGAACAGGAACTGCGACGCATGCGTTAAGTTTTGGTACTGGCGCTGGTGCGAAAACAGTTTCTGTAGGTTCTACTAACACTACATCTACTACTACGATAAACGGTGGAACGGGTGGTGTGAATATTGCCACTGCTGCTGTTGCAACGCCTGTTAATATAGCGAACAATACAACGGCAGGAACAGTTAACATAGGCACGGGTTCTGCTACTCAAACTCTAAATTTTGGTACTGGAGTCGGAGCGAAAACTGTATCTATTGGTTCTATTAATACAACTTCAACGACTAATGTAAGTGGTGGAGCAGGTGGTATCAATATTACAACCGATGGAGCTATAGGCAACATCAACGTAACAAATACTTCGAGTGGAGTCCTTAATTTATTTAATGACACGGGAACGGGTGATGTCAATATCGTTGGAGCTTCGGCCACATCAACAAGAACAATCAATGTTGGAACGGGCGGAACAAGTGCGAAGACTATAAATATCGGAGAAAATACAAATAGTCAATCGAAAGTAACGATTAGAGGCGGAGATGTTGCAGGTATTAATATCGCAACTGACGCGACATATACGCCAGTTAATATAGCAAATAATACATTGGCTGGTGATGTTAGCATAGGCACTGGTTCTGCAGCGCAAGGTTTAAGTTTTGGTACTGGCGCCGGTTCAAAAACTGTATCTATAGGCTCTACTAATACGACATCGACGACGTTCATAAATGCTGGCTCTGGGCTTTTAAACATTAGCTCGTCTCAGGGTGTGGTATTTGATAATTCGCCATTAAAACTTCGAAGCGTTTTTGGTGGAATTTTAACGCTACAGACTACGTCCAGTCTTGCTTCACATACTTACACATTACCAGAATCGCAAGGCGCAGCAGGAACATTTTTAACTAATAATGGTTCAGGAGTTTTGACTTGGACTTCTATCGCTGCAGGACCACAAGGTGCTCAAGGTCCACAGGGACCGCAAGGTGTTCAAGGCCCACAAGGTGTTGCAGGAGATTCATTCTTTTCATCGACGACAAATGGTTCTATCTATACATCTGGTGCGATGGCTTTTAGAGGGGGAGAAACTTCCATCGATTCTCCGCTTGACATCGGTCAAGATGCATTTTTCTACGTTTCTGGGAATATATCTTCGAAACCGTCCAGTGCTCCTGACTATTCAACTCAGGGAACGGCTGTTTTTGGCGGCGACGTTGTCATCTCCGGTACTTTATTCGGTGGTTCGCCCATTTATTTCGGAAACGAATTAGTCATCATAAGTAATCAAATATCAGGATCAGATGGCGGAAATATAACGTTACAAACTTCAGGTAGTGTTAGTATAGCTGGCGCATTGACTTTGGAAGGTCCTGGTCAACCAAACGATGCTATTGCGCAACAATCTTTTGTACTTTGGCAAAATACCGTTCCTGCGAATGGAGTAATCACGGAGCTATATCTCAATCCATCAGAACTAAAGACTTTTACGCTCGAAAATTATTGCGCGTATATGTTTAAAATTAAAGTTATTGCTCTTTCAACAACTACAGGTGATTCTGCGTGGTGGGATATAACAGGTGGAATATCTAAATTAGCTAATGCTGCTTCGACTTCTTTAATAGGTTCATTGGCAATACAAACGGATAGTACTACTGGTGCCGCCGAGGCTTGGGAAATCGACGTTTCTGCTGATTCGACAACAGGATATTTAAAAATAACAGCAAGAGTTCCGGCTTCCGGAACGTATTCATCTGTTAAGTTCGCAGTGTCAGGTAATATGACGCGTGTTAAAGTTTAAGGAACTTATAAATTATGCCAAAATATATTTTTAAAAATGGACCTTTTGAATTAAAAAATACGGGTGCTCCTGTACAAATTCGTTTATATGAACCCACAGGCTCAGGCGAAAATTATACGGCGATACAAGCGCAGGCGCAAACTTCAAATATAACATACACTCTTCCTGCCGGATTAGGGAGCGACGGCGATGTTCTTTCAGTCAATTCTTTTGGTTCTATGTCGTGGGTTTCTCCTTCCCCAGGCCCCCAGGGATTTCAGGGCGCAGTAGGAGCTCAAGGCGTTGCAGGAGAGACCGGTCAAGGATTTACACTTAAAGGTGAATGGATTTTAGGAGTCGACTATGTTCCATATGACGTTATAACATACTATGGCGAATCATATGTTAACATCGCTGCAACTAATATCGATTTGCCTTATGATACAACAATTTGGACAAAGATAGGGTCACAAGGTCCAGTAGGCGCGCAAGGTGTTCAAGGAACTAGGGGTTATCAAGGAGCTCAAGGAGCTCAAGGAACACAAGGAACCCAAGGTACGCAGGGTTTTCAAGGTGAAAGAGGATTTCAAGGCACCCAAGGCCTTCAAGGCACCCAGGGTTCTACAGGCGCTCAAGGATTTAATGGTATTCAGGGCGTTCAAGGTTCTCAAGGTACCACAGGCGCTCAGGGTGCTATTGGTGCTCAAGGTACCACAGGCGCTCAGGGTGCTATTGGTGCTCAAGGTACCACAGGCGCTCAGGGTGCTATTGGTGCTCAAG